ACGGTGCCGGAGTAGCTGACCTTGAATCGACTAGCGCCGTCCGCTTCCAGGTTCAACAGGTCACCGCTGGTGTGTGCGTTGACGCCCAGGTAGGTGCCCGACGACCCCCATGTGGCTGAAGCCGTGGCGGCCGTGGGCTGCACAAGCAGGAGTGGGAAGTTGGTGGTTCCTGAGCCCGCCGCGTAAACGGTGCCGGTCCACAGCGACGCGGGAAGAGACGCTGCACCAACTGTTGATACAGTGAAGGCGACCGAGGGGGATAGATAGTCGGTACTGGCAGTCGCTGCGGTGTCCGCGCTGCCTGCGCCCGCTCCCTTGCGCAGCCCGGTAACGCTCGCTGGAAACCTGGTGTCGTTGCCCTGGGCAGCGGTATTCGACCCGGTGCCGTACACCACGTCGGCGGTGATCGTACCGCTGCTGGTGACCGGCGTGCTGCCGACGCTGATCGTACCGCTGGGGCTCGACAGGCCCACACTGGTGACCGATCCTCCCCCACTGCTCCCTGACGGGGTCTGCCATGTTGCATGCGCCGAATCGACAGCTTGCAGCACCTGGCCCGCAGTCGGCGCTGTAGCGGCGCTGACATTGACAGCCGTAGTCGCTGAGTTCAGTGCGTTTGCTGCAGCGCTCGTGCCTGTCGTATTCGCCGCATTATTCGGGACGTCGCCCGAGACTAGCGCTGGTAATTGAGCATGCGGTAACGTTCCAGTGACCGATGTAGCGCCCAGAGCGAGAGGTGTCTGCCCCCATGCGGTCGAGGTAGTACCGATGGTGATTGCACCGGATGTCGTCATGCGCCACGTCGAACCCGAGTAGATGGCGCCCAGTCGCACGAATTCCGTTACGAACTGGAAGGCCTGTGTCGTACCCGCATTGGGGTACCAGGGAGGGCGCGTCCAGGAACCGGACTGCATGATCCAGGGGCCGTTCTGTGAAGCCGTGGTCTGCGCAACGCACAGGACAATGGTTGTGCCTGCAGTACCCGCGACGCTATCGATGGTCTGCGCACCGCTGAGAGTCACGTTGCTCGCCGCGACGAGTCCGGCCGAGGGCTTTTCGTAGAGGCTCAGGCTCACGTCGGTCAGCGACGGGATCTCGGCCAGCTTGAGCTGAATGCCCGATGTCAGGCCGGCATAGCCGCTCGCCGCGTCCTTGTTCGCCGTCTGCTCGACGCCCGAGACATCGGTCGCCGTCAGGCTCAGCGACAACTTCGCCGCGGAGGCGGGACAAGCGGTGGGCGACGCCGTCGAGCCCGTGCAGTTCCCGACGATGGTGTTCGCGGGCTGCGCGACGACGGCGGTGAGCGGGGTCGTTCCAGGGCGGATCGTCGCGCCGCTGATCGTGCCTGCTTGACCGAGCGCTACGAGGGGGAGGAACAGCGACAAAACGACGAGATATCGCATCTTCATGGAGGTTCGGCCCAGATCGACGGCGGGTGTGGGCCGATTGTACGCGCTGAAGGTGCTGCGCGTCAGCCCGCGAGCGGCAGGATATCCAGCTTGCTGATGACGCATGGATAGCCGATCAGGAACTGTGTCAACGTCGTCACGTCCTGGAAGACGCGGACGCGGCGCTCGAACCGCTCGATCACGTAGCCGGGGAGCGTGTCCTGCGACTCGTGGTTGAAGTCCTGCAGGTAGAAGCGCTGCTGCGTGGCCGTAACCTGCTCGCAGATGACGTCGGCCTGGACGTAGGTGCGCGTGCTCATGTCTCGATCTGTCCTAGGCCCAGCCGACTGCGCAGCTCGGTGATCTCCTGGTTGAGGCATTCCACCTCTTTCTTCATCCGGGTCATCAGGACGTCGATGCCGTTAGGCACCGTCTTCGCGCGTTCACGTTGGACGCCGTAAAGCGTCAGCGTCTGGAACGCCCTGTCTATATGGTCGGTGGTCTGCTGGGACAGCAGGAAGTTGAACACCTCCTGATCAGCTTTCGACAGTCGGCTAATGAAGTCCGGAACACGGCGTGCTGGGTCACCGTTCACTCCGGCACCTCGCCGACGCCCAGCGCCACGACGGGATGCGCGACGCCGCAAACCCACAGCTTGATCGGCGCCCCGGCGATGATCGCTTTCAGTTCCTCGGGCGACGGTTCCCACAGACTGATCATGTACTTGACGCCCGTCGACGGCTCCTCGTAATCGAGGATCGGCAGACCGACGCACGGGCCGTTCTCGGCGTCGTCCCAGTCGGTGGGTTTACCGAGGACGCGGGTGGCGTTGCGGATGTGTTTGGGGATCATCGCTCCGTCCCGAACGGCTGATAAGCTGAGGTGGTGTGGATCGACATCACACAAACATCAGGCTGGAGCGCCCATGATTCGCCGCGCAGCACATACATAACCGTGCATAGTAGATGTCGCCCCGTATAGCGATCTCGCGTGATGTCGTACTCGCGCAGAAATAACTCATCGTCTTTCTTGAAGCCCCGATCATCCTTGCGCACCTCGAAGCGCTTGAGACCGTCGATGATCGGCTGGAAATACTCGGGCCAGCATTTGAGTTCGTGTCTCACGGCAATACGATCTCCCTCTGTGTGTTGTGCTTCGTGTGAATGATCAGCCTGCCACCGCTGCACTTCGCCGCCTGCGCGACCTGGTATAGAGCGATCGCACGCCGCACCACGTCGCTGCGGCTCGGCGCGCCGCTGGATTCCTTCAGATCGTCGATCTGGCCAACAAGTTTTGCATCGAATCGGAAGCTGGTTGGTTCGCTCATGGCCGCAAGTGTAGTCACAAATGCGCTACACTTGCAAGCGAAACGACAGTATGCTCTAATCCCTCACAGAGATGCCCATGCGCCGCGCAGCGACACGGCGAACAGGTACGAAGTGAACAAACCCTTCCATGCTACCGATGAGGCATCTCCATGACTGTTCGCGCGAAAGTTGTTTGCGGCTCCAAGACCCTCTGCGCCCACCAGAAAGCCGACGGCTCGACCGTCGAGGCCGCCACCGTCAACTTCTACGGCGTCCACAAGGGCGTCTACAACGAAGCGGGCCATCAGATCCCGGGCAACGCCTACAAGGAGAACGAGATTTTCGGCGAGTATTCGCCCAACGTCTCGTTCAGCATGTACATCACCAATCCCGATGCGCACAAGCAGTTCGAGCAGGGCGGCTTCTACTACGTCGACTTCTCGCAGGCGCCGGAGTGAGCGAAGGCGTAAACGCAATGGGCTGTCCGGTATGCCCGCGCTGCGGCGATAGCGGCTGGTTTGGATTTTGCGGGGCTGCGGTGAAGTGTCCCTGCAAGAAACGCGGACCGGACCTATCGTTCATGACCAAAGAATGGCTACGAAAGCATCTTGAACGCGATGATGCCCTGGGCATATCAGAGCCTGAAAGCGTGCCGTAACGAGAGCCCCGCAAAGGCGCTTCTTCCTCGCGGGGCTCTCGGCTTTGGGGCAGCATGCCCGCTGCCCACACTGCTCTGTCAAAACGGACTGTGTTCGATCTCTTCATCATAGCCCAAACACCTTGCGCGCTTCCTGATCGGCCTTCATCCAGTTCTTGATGTCCGCCTTGAACTCGGCGCACGACGCAGGATCTTCCAGCGCGGCGCTCATCCAGGAACCGAGTTTGTCGTTGGCGAGCAGAAGATCGCGGACAGCGAACTCGCGCTCCGACAAGCGTTGGTTACTTGACTTGTCCTCGGACAAGTCGAAGTTGCCGTAGTGCAACTTCTGCCACTCAACTTCTTCCTCTGGAGTGCGGGGTAAGTAACCCTTGAAGCTGCCGTTGTTGTTGAAGCGGCTCCGGCACGAATCCAGCGTCTTGTCGTCCCTCTTCGCCCACTCCTGTTCCTCCGCGTGCAGCAGCGCAATCATCTCCGGGTCGCCCGTTCCCGCAGGGCACATGCTGTGCAGCACGCACTTCTCTTCGACCTGATCGCATGGCGGCAGCTCGAACCTCAATGGGCACACCACGAGCCTATGCTTCGGACAGGCATTCGGCGTCGGGCACTCGGTGTTGGTGCGCGTGCAGATCATTGACCGGGATACCGATTCAGCAACACACAGATTGAATCGACCATCGTCATGGTGGCGATGCGCAGGAAGTAGATTGACTGGACATCGGTGCGAACCGAGGTAACGGCGTAGACCGCCATGTCGGTGTTCTCTGTGGCGACATTCCTGGGCGAGTACTGCGGGTCGAAATCGATGGATACTGGCTTTGGCACACGCAGCGCAACCATCTGATACCGCTTGTCCGCGACGTATCGCTGCCCATCCAGCGGACCACCGACGCATAGCATGCGGATCTCGTGTTCGTTGGGCATCGACACGTCAGATCACCTTCACCAGGCGCACGCTCGGCCCCTGCTCCGCATGCCACTTGACGTGCACCATCTCATCCTCCACACGAATGTGCAACTCGTCGATGTTGCGGCCGACGTGCTGCATGAGGGTCTTGGCGTGCAGATTGAGGTCGCGCACTTTCTCGTCGCGGCGGCGCTTCAACGCGCTGATATTCTCGTCCATCGCGTTCAGTTCAGCAGTGATCGCGGCGTACTCCTTCGCGGCTACGCGCATCTCGTCGTCTCTTTCGCTCATCTTGATCGGTATCCTTCAGTTTGTTGGTTTGGACAGAGGTCCAATGAACAGCCCTTCGCAGTCCACCGTGTCGTACGTCATGTCCATGCCCGTCACGGTGATGTAGGCTCTCCCCATGCTGCCGTCGTGGAAGACGATGTGCCAGTTGTCCGGCTTGCGTCCTTCGATTGAGCCCTTGAACCAGTAGTAGCCGTCGGTGGTCGGAGCGCGCTTGGCCTTCAGCACCTCATCGCCGACGCGGAACTGAGGTAATAGTAGGTCGCGGACTTGGTCTTCGGCGGTCACTTCCACTTCTCCACCGTCGCCTTATACCCGTGAGTACCGACCGCGTCCAGGTCGGTGATCGGCTTGCGCTGAGCGATATTCGCCGGCACCAACTCGTCGAATATCCAGTTGTCGTTCTTGCCGCAGGTCTTGATCGCCGCGACGCCGGTCGTGCAGACGTCTGCTGGCCTCCAGGTGCAGCCACAGGGGCAGGCGTGGCTTTTGTGGTCGGGGTTACTCCACCCTTTCGCCTCATCCGGCGCGTCGATGTGTTGACGGCCACAGTTCGGGCAGTAGAGGATCATGGGAATGGGGGTTTCGGACATCAACTTTGCTCCTTTTTCCTTTTCTGAGTGCGTCCCTGACGATCTCTTCGTGATCGCCACGTCCGCACTGGCAAAATAACACTAAAAATCCGGTTTTTCAACGACCGTTCATCATTTTGTTCTGCCGAACGACCTCTTCCGCATGCCGCCGAGCCCGATCAATCTTGTTGGGGTCGTACTTATTGCCGAAATTGCAGTTTTTTCGCGCCTCGTGGTACGACTCGATCATCTCAAAGACCTTTGAGTCTCTGCCGTAGTACGCAATGTCGTCCGCCTTCGCATTGTTGTCGTCCAGGCAGAGTGTCTGGACGTTGACGTCGTAGCTATGACCGCCTTTCGCCTGCGGAATCACATGGTCCATCGTCAGGTTCGCACGCGATCCGCACTTCAGGCAGCGGTGACCGTCCCGTTCGAGGATTCGGCGGCGCTGGGTGGCGGTGATGGAGGACATGGGACGAGATTATCACGGCTTGCATCGGTAATCAATTGCCTGTATAACGTTCCCTCATGAACCTTGAAACACTTGTTGCCCAGTTGAAGAGGCGCTGCGCTGGCAGCAACCAGAAGGTGGTCGCCGCGGAGATGGGCATCAGCAACAACTACCTGAGTGTGGTCCTGCGCGGCAAGCTGGAGCCGGGACCGAAGATCCTCGACGCGTTGGGGCTCGAAAAACGTGTTTCCTACGTGGAGAAGAAGGCGTGACCAGCGACCGTCAAGCCCATTACCCCTTCCTCCTCAAGCACCCCTTCGTCGCCGGCATCCTGTGCGGCCTCGTGATCGAACTGGTCTATCGGTGGTGTACGTCATGACAGCCTCCGTCAAAGCCCTGTCTTCCCGCATGAAGACCCTCCTCGCTCAGTACGCCAAGACCTACACGCCCGGCAAGCCCATGCACAACGTCACGCTCGACGCGACGCACGGCATCCTTACCGATGCGCAGGACGTCATCGGGCAGCAGTCGGACCTGATCTCGCACATGTCCTCGTGCGCCGACTGCGCCGACGATATGGGATCGTGTCAGGTAGCGCAGGGGTTCATGACGGCGCTTTATCCGGAGGGGTTGCGAGACGCAGGATCTTCGGCGTGACTTCCCAGACTGTCACCGTCATCGTCGATGGTAAGCCGCAGCAGCGCGAGATCGACCACATCTCATACGAGCAGGACATGAGCCGTGATCATCGCTGGCCGGAGGAGTTTCCGGTGCTGTATAAGGGCGAGAAGCTGGTGCGGACTATAACGGGGGAGATGATCATCGTGAGGACGGGCGAGTGACCACCCTCACCCTCTACACCTACAACTCCGATACCCGCGTCGCCCAGTTCAACTCGCGCTTCGACCCGGAAATCTGCTTCACCCTGGCCAACGTCACGTCGGCGCAGGCGCTGTTCATCAATAACACGATCCGCGAGATGGAGAACGCCGCGTACCAGGCGTCGCTGGCGCAGGTCGAGAGGACCATCGCGGCGATGCGCGGGTATGCGCCGACGTTGCCGGTGCAGGAGTGGGTGGAGTGAGACCGTACCGAGGCCCACACCCGAACTGCACCGCCTGCCGCGGCGCTGGCGTCATAGGCACGCCTGGCGTTCGATGCCTGCACTGCGAGCTGTTCTGGATCTCACGGGACTTTGGCTTGGCCAAGGCAATGCAGCAGGGGCACCTTGACGCGGGACTCATCTATGAGGACGACCTGCCCAAAGGGATGGCCGATACCGACTACGAGATATGGTTCGCGCGGTCGGTGCTGGTCGACGGGGTGCGGATGGGGCCGAGGTGGCCGTTTATTGAACCGAACGAAGTGAGGGCATAGCGCATGCCGATCCACTCACGCAGCCCCAACGTCAAGAAGTGGCCCGGACCCTTCGCCGATCCCGGCCCATCGACATCCCCCTTCGAGCGAGACTGGGCGCGGATGTACCTGGCGCTCAAGAGCTTCCATAGCGAGCAGTCGCTGCGCGTGATCAACGACCTGGAGTGCGGCAAGGAAAGCGCCGAGCAGACGATCAAGAAGTGCTTCGACTATGCGCGAGCCAGCAAGGGGAAGTTTCCATGAACGTGTCATTGCCCACTCCTCCCTGCACCGCGAACGAGATCGTCGTGATCTACTCGACGCAGTGGGGCAAGTACTGGGAGGCTGACGGCAACGGATACACGAACGATGTGGATCGTGCTGGTCGGTACCACTTCTACGACGCTGTCCTGCGCACGCAGGGATGCGGGCCGGAGAAGGGGTTGCAGATACACAGGGTGGTGGAGAAGCGAGCATGAGATCGCAGCACGACGAAGACGAAGACCCCGAGGACATGGAGATGCCGTGTCCTTGCCCCGGGTGCGGCAGATGGGTCGAGCTGAACGCGATGCGGGAGCTGCGCCTGTGGGACCGCGCGCCCAAGATGGTGTGCGCGGGGTGCTACGAGGGGAAGATGTTCGAGCTGCGCGAGAATGAGGCGCCGAATAGGATATGAGTGTCTGTCTGTGGGTCCACGCCCACTACGCCGCCGCGTTGTTGTCTGCGGTAGCGACCGGACTCGTATCGGGTGTGGGGATCGTGAAGATTATCGTCGCCACCTGCCCAATTGACGAACCGAACGAAGTGAGAAAATGACGAACGATGAAGAAGATTTCGGTCTGTGGGTTCGCCCATGAACGGCCCGCACACCGCACAGATCGACGCGGCCTTCCTCGCTTGGATGAAGACGCTGCCCAAGGGCAACCAGGTGATCATGTGGGACGCCATCGACAAGGGCGTTCGATCTTACACGCGGGAGGCGTTCTATGCGGCTTACGAACTCGGCTACACCGAGGGTGTCACCGCGTACGAAGGCGGGGGTATCGACGAATGATCACGCCAACCATTACCGAGCCTGAGCTATTCTCCTACGGCTTCGCCACCTACGTCTCGATCAAAGATCCGCTGAAGAAGTGGTACGAGCATCCGACGTTCGGCAGGCTGCATGCGTTGCCCACGCATCGGCAGCTGCTGGATCATGTGTTCAACTTGGCTGTGAAGAGAGCGCCCAATCTACTGTAGCGAAGGCTTTCCGTCTTCCGCTACTACCTGCGCCGCCAACCACTGGCCGCTCGCCATCTGCCCAACAACTACAACGGCCTCCCTAGCGTCGACCGTCAGTTCGCCGTCCTCCGCGATCATGTCTGTAATCTCGACGTGCTCGCCAGTCGCCAGGACGACACAGTTGTGAAGGAGGTCGACGTGGTCGATGTCTATCTCGTACATGCGTGCATCGTAACACCGTTGGTGCGATGGGGCACCCCGTACGGTAGCGCCCAGACACGGCGCATGCGCTGAGCGCAGGGTGATGATTGCTGCCACCCTGGAGAACGCCGTGACCTGCCTGTCTAACCACCACCTCGCCGATCATCGGCTTGTGTTACCCTTCGCTGTGTCCGGTCCCGTACGCAGCGTTCGTATCCATCATGCCCAACCCCATCGATCCGCGAGTCCTCAACCGCATGCACAACGCCATGCGGGAGACTGGGTACTTGTGTGGATCTCTGGTGACGCCGCGGCAGATGATCTAGGCGATGGAGTCTGAGGGGCTCGTCGTGACGGTGAGTGGGGCGGCTACTGTGGTGCGGAAGGTTGTCGCTAAAGACGATGGGTATGGGATGTAGAGTGAGGGGCTGGTCTTGTTTGTCTTTGGGCCGAGCGGAGCGAGGGGATGACGTTTACCGCTCAGTATTAACTTGCACGGCGATGACTCGTATCGCCGAATTGCCCAATGGAAACAGCGCTTTCAGGTTGATCGCGTTTTGGAAAATTCGGTTGCACTTGGCCCAATAACAACGAAGGCCCCTTGCGGGGCCGACGAGGATCTTCGGTGATCAATGGCATCTCGCTGATGGTCGCGACGGCACGCCGTCCACCACCTTACTTGAAGCAGCGCAGGGCCGAAGCGAGAGCCTTTTTCCTCCAGCCGTAAGTCGTGCTTTGGGCAGGCGGGTAGCGCTGAGTGGCTCGTTCCATCAGCGTTGGTCCTGGATCGCTACGTCTAGCTACCTGAACGCGTCTCGGTTGCGGACAGTTCCTGGTAGGAACTGTCCCTTCCGTCTAGCTGATGGTCGGAGGTTTAATGCTATCGCTAATATGGCGAAATGTCAATCCCTCTTCACGCGTTCCGCTTCTTTCATCGTGATGATCGCGTTCGCCGCGTTGAGCGCCGCCTGGGAGAACTTCATGGCGTCGTTTGAGTCTTCCGCCGTAGCGGCCTTGTCGATCAGCTTTGCTACCTGTTCTTTGCTCATTGGGTTCTGGCTCCAATAGTGTTTAGGGTGTGTCCCGTGTAGCCGGGACCACGCTGCACTGGTCTCGAATAACTACGACCTGATCATGGTCGTATGTCTGGCACCGGAATGCGTATGAGGAGTATCGTTTGGGATTGGGGTACTTGTCAAGGCGACATTTTTTATTTTTTGCGGCACTGATCGTGGATGGTTGTACGGCGGGGGTCGAGGGGAGCGCGGCGCCGGGTCCAAAAACGAGTCACCGGGGCCATAGGGGGTGTCGGCACGTCAGTATATCATAAATATGTCGATATGACAAGCATAATCCGACGAACGGTCATTTCGACAACATGCCTACCGTTCGTCGGCTAGTGCTTGACGCTGTATGTCGAATCGACAATACTAGGCACACAGTCACTCAACGCCAGGCAGACATACCATGATCGCAATGCTCCTCATCATCCTAGTAGCAGCAGTGTTCTGCGGCATCGTTCTGGTCATGGACGCACGCGCAGCAGACAGCCACTACGAGGCATTGAACAAGCTGCAGGCTGCACGCCAGCTGCGCCGCAACGCCAATCGCTAACAGGACACACAGCGCCATGACCACACCACACAATCACCCTGTAGTATTCGGCCGCAAGGTCGACGGATGCGCACGTTGCACCGAACTCAAGAACGGTGCCGCGCCGATCATGTGGGCATCAACACGTCGCAAGCAGGATGATGCGCGCACGATGGCAGCGATTCGCGCGCACGACTGCAATGTGTCACGGTGCGGACCTGTCTGCACAGTGTTTGAATGGTAGTAATCGTCTAAACGCCAACAACAAACAAGGATCAACAAATGACAACCAAGAAAGTGTACCAAGCCATAGCATCCGCAGTGCAAGCGCGCACCAGCTGCGCCGCACGTAACGATCATGGCCGCTGGCATGAATGGGTAGTCAAGCACCAGGATCATGCCGACCAGATTGTCCGCGATCATCTTCCGTCCGGTAGCGGATTCGACAGCGCAACAAAGATCGACTGGGACAAGACAACGGCGGATAGGCTGGTGTTCATCGCCCCGTTTCATCATATGGACGATTCAGGCTATGTCGGCTGGACCGATCATAACGTCACTGTTCGCGCATCGCTGGTGCATGGATTCGAGCTGCGCATTTCTGGCCGCAATCGGAACGAGATCAAGGATTACATCGCGGATACGTTCCACGCTGCGCTGTCTGCCGATGTAGCGGAGTAGATTCTCCGCTCGTTCGCTGTTATCCCGTCGCTCCGCTCCGCCAAAATCAAACGTCAAGGATCAACACGATGAAAAACCTCACACGCGGCAACATCATCCGCCACTATGCCGGCGCTGCCTTGTGGTCTAGCACCGATGGCGAAGACTGCACGCCGCTGGACGATGGCCGCAACGAAGACGATATAGCGCCGGAAACGCTGCAGCAGATGCGCGACGACTGCGCCGATTTCTTCCGCGCCAATCGTCGCCAGCTGCGCGAGACTGGCGCGGGGCTGGATCAGCACGCGCATGATTTCTGGCTGACGCGCAATGGCCACGGCGCTGGCTTTTGGGATCGCGGCTATGGTCCGGTCGGCGATGCGCTTAGCGATGCGGCGAAAGTGTATGGTAGCGTCGACCTGTATGTTGGCGACGATGGGCTGGTGCACGCATGAACCGCACCCTAGAACAGCGCATCAAATTCGACGCTGGCCTATCGATCGGCAAAAGCCTGGTCTTGCTCCAGCACCAGGACCGTACACGCCGCGCCATCGTCGACATACGGCCGCGCGGCGCGGTCTACGTCTTGCCGATGCCGCGGTACGAAGATATGTACAGCTGCTGGTCGCGCGTCAAAGGCGATGCGTGTCCGACCGATCCGAAAGCTGGCGTCATCGTGTGGGGCGCGCAAGATCCGGAGCTGATGAAGCAATTTGACGGTGAAGTGAAAGCGACAATCGAGCTGCGCTGAAACATTGTCCGAATCTAACATTGACTCTCTGTGTTGTTAATTCGACAATAGGCCACGGTTTAAGAACGAGGAACACAGCATGAAATACGAACCCGGCCAGACGATCCGCTACATTTCGTATGGCGAAGTGAAAACCGGAGTCGTCGCGCGCATCGGCGCCAGCGGCATCATCTTTCTGACTACTGGCCGCTTCGTCTTTGCGGCTAGTGTTGTGCCGGATAACGCGCCATGAAGATCCAGCTTGAAGTACTGGAAGGCGCCAGCCTCACCGAAGCCCGCGAATGGATCAAGGACTGTGACTGGCCGGATCTTGAGTCGGACGAAGTCGATGGAGATTACGCGCGGGGTGCATCGGCATTATGATGGGGGATTGGTAGCGTTTCTTGAGGCGATTGGGGTGCAGGGATGAACACGCATCGTGCTATTCAGTTGTCCACATTGTCAGACCGCGCCGCGTCCGAACGTGTGCGCTGCTTCATCAATGCCAGCAGCGCGGCCAGGATCGGCAACAGGAACGCCTCCCTGTACTTCTCCGCACGAGCACGCCAATGGGAGGCTATCCGTATTCGGGCGGATCGTAGGCTGATAAACGGTAGTTGACGCACTGTCAAAACGACATTATTCTATACGCACAGTCACCAACACAGAAAAGGAAACGCAAACCATGTCACGCCAAAACGCCCTCGGCCGCACCAACACCGCAGTATGCACCGTTGACCAGGTGACGCACGTCACCTATCACAAGACGGCCGTTGTCAGCTTCAACGCCGACAAGATCACACTGCGCACTGGCGGCTGGCGCACTATGACTACCAAACTGCGCATGAATCAGGCGTCGAATCAGTACGGCTTGGGCTTCGTCGTGTCGCAAAAAGATGGCGACTGGACCGTCACGCTGCGCAACACCGGCAAGGTGCTAGCATTCAGCGATAACGAAATAAGCTTTCCGCGCTACGGCTGAGCCATGAAAAATATCCTCCTGCTCTGCCTCGTCTTATCCTTCTCCGCGCACGCCCGCGGCGGCATGTCCAGCGGCCACGCCTACACAGGCATGCCGTCCAGCACCGTCCGCACGCAGCGAGCGCCGAACTTCGAGTTCGCGCCGATGCGGCGCAAGCGGCCGAATGATCGCGGGTCGGTGCATCTGCACGAGATTCCGCTCAGCACCGAGAAGCGGCTGCATCGGGAAGGGCTGGATAATACAACTGCGGTGTTCATCTAGCCTAGCGCTGTACGTCACTTCGTCCCATACTGATCACCGCTGCACCTAAGGGAGTTTGCCCAATGAACAGCAAGCTGCGCTTCGCCTACCACGACCACGGCAGTTGCGACAAGCGTATCTGTCCACGCTGCGCGATCGCACTGTGCATCCGGATGGCTCGCCGAGCTGGCCGACACATCGAGCGCCGCGGTGCGCACCACTATGCGATTTTTTGCGGCGGATTGAATATCCGCATCATTGAGGGCTTAGCGTCATGAACGTACCGGCCGTTGTCCTCGTCCACATCGCCGAATCGATCCGGCGCCATGTGCCCGATGAAGCGCAGCGGCTTGCGCTCGCGGATGATGTGTCGCTGATCCTGGATCGGGACGAGGCTGCAGCGTTCTGCGACTTGGTGACTGCGCCTGCGGATGAAGTGTCATGAGCGCCGATGTTCTGTTGTGGGTTGCTGGTGGGTATGTGGCGCTGGTGTCCGCGTTGATATGGCGCATCGCTTACCTTGCGCCTGGCGCTTACCGCAACGTGCAAAAGGAGGATGGGACTTACCCCGAGTAGCGCTGTAACTTCTATTTCTAACAGTGCCTTGATAGGCGAGGAGTGTGCATTGCCCAGGTGACTACCTGCGCTTTACGTCGAATCTCATGAAGTGACCGTTTCGCCGCGCTGCTTCGCTCTACGCCCAATTGATCCGGCGCGTTGAGTCCATCCAAGGCTGTAGCGCGGTTTTTTCAGGGGCCTGCCGATTTTGTCGGTGGGCCTTTCTCGTTTTCTGGCGGTTTGGGATGCCGCGAGTCGCTCAGATTTCACGCAGGGTCGTCAGGTGAATTAGATTCATCCGAAAACTTCAGGTGAATTAGATTCACCTGAGACGATCTGCACAGTTTTAGGCTTTAACTGTGCAGCATCCGCTTATCCGCCATGCCGGATACGCTTATCCGCCATGCCGGATACGCTTTTTGCGCTTCAGCCCAGTCGCTGCCGCGGGATCTGCGCTCTGTGGTGACTCGATGGGCGCCGCTTGCGGCGTAATATCGATTGCCGTTTGCTGGCCAGTGGTCACATCGATGGCGCTGCCTTCGATGATGTTTCCGCTACGATCGATGGTCCTTTCCCAGTCGCTGGACTGCATCGGCTGAGCGCTCAAAGCAAGCACGCCTCCGGTGATATTGATGCCTGCTTTTGCGTTCTCGCGATACTCTTCGGGACGTGACGCCTTCAGCAGCAGTTCATGCAGCCGAGAATCATAGATTTTCTCGTAGGCGATGATCTCGTCTTTATTGCGGCCTCCGATCAGCGGTTTGTCGGTGCCTTCGAGTGCGCGGCGCCTGGCTTCTTTGACTAGGGTTGTGTCGATGCAGAGTTGCTTTGCTTCTTCGTAGGCGGCGCCGAAGGCTTCGTCCTCCTTCGCGTGGCTCATGATCGTGGCGCCAGTCACCCCGACTTTCTCCGCGGCCTCGTACATGAGCCCGGATCGCACGAACTCCTCCAAAAACTGGACCTTAAGGTCGTTCGTGAACTTCTTTTGACCGCGCCAAACGAAGACTTTCGTCTTATCGACGGCCTGTTTGGCGCCGGGGCGCGTCGGATCTCGCAAAAGTTGAGCTGACATTGGCCCAGTCTAGCGATTCGGGCGGGCGTCCGCGATGACAAACCGATGGGTTTAGCCCCGACCTCGGCTTCCACGAGTTACCCCATCTTTCCCGCGCCACTTTCCTGTCAACCGAATCACCCTCTAATAAGTTGACAGCCCACAATCCTGTCAACCGAAAGGGTCTCGCCCAGGTATACAGCCGCCCAACTCCACCTACCGCCCATCGGAAACACTTAAAATCAGCCTCTTTTATTCCAACACGGTATAAGAAAACAAAAACCGGCACTTTTCCTATCTAAGGAACAATTTACGACAACCCCCTAATTGAACACTGTTTAGGAGACTTTTTCCTCCGGTATTTATTAACCTTTCTTACCTCTAAATCCTATATAAATAAGGGGTAAGTAGGACAGTCTGGGCTAATACGCAGTCATTGTAGTCGCTTGGAAAAAAAAATTTCCAAGCAATCACTTCGTCTGCGTATTAGCCCACACGATCTCTCCGACGCCTTATTTATATAGGATTTAGAGCCCTAAATTGTTGTCACTTGCCCGAGGAAAAACCTGCAAGTGACCTTTTCGACCGAGATTTGACATCGCCACACATTGCGTGTATAGAGCGACCAAAACACAGACCTCAAGTCCAGCCAAGTGGGCCGCGATTCATTCCAGCCCACAACAGACACCACCCGGCACCACGATGTTACCAGTTGGGCTCAACTCTCATAATCCCTTGCTGACTCCACACAACGCTAGTACTATCCACACAGGTCAATCCATACAGGCACTACTCAGCCAATGACAATAAAACAGCCGAACGACAAGAACCGAACGACGCAGCAATGCTCGATAACCCTCCCCAAAGATCAGTACGGGCGCATCGTTTTTCTGGCCACACGCCAGCACCGCCCTGTCTCCAACATGCTGATGGTCGCAGTGGACTACTACCTGCAGCACGCTCCCGAGGCCACACAGCCGTGAAATACAAGAGTCTTCTTCCCCATACCACTGACGAAGACGACAAGGTGTATACCGTCTACAACCCGGACGGCCGAACCTGCTCCCATCGTCATAATTCGACCCAGCGCGCCGAGCTGTGCCTATCCAAGTTGGAGGACCACAAGGGCTTTCTGGTGGGGCTGATCAAGAGGGGAAAGGTTTGCACCATTGATGGTGTGCCGATCAAGGGTCCACTCGGTCCTGTGTGGCACCTGGTAGGAGCGAACGCCGGCTTGGCTGGCAGGGTCAGTTCCACGCGCGAGCCGACGCCCTGTCCGCCGCCCACATTCGATGACTGACCCCTCGCCTGCCTGCACCCACCTGCGTTCCGACCTCCTCCAGTGCGGCAGGCTGCATCGCGATCAAACCGATGCCCAGCAATGCCCCGCTATCCAGCGAACCCGCCTGCCCTACCGCGCGGTCTTCCTGAGCAAGCCGGAGTCGCTCCTGCACGAAGATCCCGAACTGGCCCAGCCTATCGAGTGGGCGCCCGGCGTTCCTGCCGTATGGATTCCACAGGATGACACCATCGTCGACGCGCGGCGCAGGAACGAGATCGCCGAGGTCAAGCGCCAGGGCAACATTCGGCGCGACGCCATCAAGACGATGCGAACCGAGGAAAAGCAGTTCCTGGACTACGAGCGCCTCCAGAACTCCCCGCATGGCGCCCACTTCAAACAGCCCCACAACGAGCCCCACAATTTCACCGTGTTCCTGGTCGATCCCAAGACCGCGCACAGCAAGCTGTTCATCGTTAAAGCTGTGCGTCCGGCGCACCTGTGGCACCGTATGGACGCTGCCTTCTTCTTCCCGGCGCGCGACGCCTACGACCATTTTCTGGTGCAGGGCGCCGATCCTCGCAGCATGACATCCTGGATGGCGCCCGGCATGATGCCGTGCAAGTATAGCGGCGAGATGACGGACAAGCGCCGCGGGGTGCGCCACCCCTTCGTTTTACTGGGCAACCAGCACTGTTTTTCGTGGAGGGAACTGGAAGCCGGCAACAAGGAGCGCCACTTCTTCCGCGTCAGCCCCGAGTACTACCTGCGCATTGGCCATAACGACATCGTAGAGATGCACATAGTGCTTGACCGCCATACCGACCCCATCACGCTCAGCAAGCCGATAGCCTGCTGCGGTAGCCGCTTCGAGCTGGGCGCGTGGCTTTCGGACAAGCGGCGGCGCAAGCATATGCCCCCTTACTTTCACCTGTCCGAGGAGTTTACCGACGTCCGGATCAGGGACGTGATCGACAGCTGCCAGCACGCCGATCCTGATGCTACTGGCGGCATCCACACGATGTACAGCTTTCGCCGCAAGACCGAGAATCACGCGTGGCTAGGCTTCTACAAGGCGCCGCACGCTCCGCTCTACCTACAGCAGACCGACGGCGGCCTGGGCAAGCGCCTCAAGAAGCTGCAGGACCAGCGCGAGAACATGACACCGCCGCGTCCTGATCCCGACTACGAGTTTGCCACGTCGATCAGTTTTGAGTACTTCGCCCAGAAGATGACCCAGCACTACGCCCTATTCACGCTGGGCGGCGGCAAGAAGATGAAGGGGGACGGGCAGGACTTGTCCCGCGGCGAGTTTCAGCAGGAGTGCGACACCTTCTACGAGGATATCCAGTGGCTCAACGCGCATTCTGAGAACTGGGAGGGGAGTTTTCACCATATCCGATTCTCCAAGTTCGCGAGCCGATGCCGCCTGGTGGCGCACATGTACAAGGGCCGGTTGATGCTGTGCGACAGACCGATCGGCAACATGGTCTTCGACGACTGCAAGAACGGCTTTTACATATCAAGAGGTTGAGATTATGCAGACGATGAGTGCGGCTCATAAATATGACAACGAAACATGGGGCCAGGACGCGGTCCACAGTGGCTGCATTTATTGCGGTCCATCGGGTATGACGCCGGAACTCTACGCGCGTCTCTGGTGGCGCATGCGTAAGATGCGCCTGGGCCATCCAAGAACGGTGTTCGAGGTGTGGGGCAGCTACGACTACAAGCGCGCCAAGAAGCCCGAAATACGCTACGCCGATAGGCTGTCGATCATCAAGGATTTCGGCGGCCACGAAGTGTTCGACAAGGTAGTATATCTGTGGCGTATCTATGGCCAGCAGGAGAAAGACTGGAAGATGCCGGGGATGAGCGAAGAACACATTGCGCTCGCCAGGGAACTACCAAAATTCATTGAATTGGTGCCGCGTCCATGACTGACCGTTCGTCTGCTCATCGTTCCAGCAACTGCGGTCTGGTGCCCATAACGACAAGGTCGCACCGCAGGAACGTCACGTATACGAGACCGTACGCCAGGAAGCGCAGCGATTGGGCCTGTCGATCAGCGAGATTCGGCGTCGTCGTAACAGTTGACACTCCCGTTGTCACTATGACATAGTGACACCACACACAGAAAAGGAACGCAGGAGCACCCCGATATGACACGACTATTCACCCGCCACGCCACCACAGTCGAGTTCCTCACCGCCTGCGCCCAGCGCAACTGGGCGACCGACACCGCGCGCTACGATGCCGGATGGGACCATATCGCGGTCACATTCAACAAGGGCAACGCCTATGGCCGCTTCCTCTACAACGTCGTCAACGGCCGCTTTTTCGGCTCGGTCGTGATCGGCAAAGCGCACGCCGAATTCTCCAGCGACGATCAGCTGGACGGCGAGCCCTGGTTCGACGAGCTGCTGTCGGTGTGCATGCGGGACGAGGTGACGGCGTGAAAATCGTCAACACCGACAACCACGGCGGCGACTACCCCGACGAGAAGTTCCTGCAAGTGGGCGACTACCCGCTCGGCTTCTCGATCTACGACAAGGACTACGCCGATCGCATCTGCGCTGCCCTCAACAGCCACCCGGCCGCGGACAACTTTCCACGGTTCTACAAGGTCGTCTCCGACGACTACAAGCTGCAGCCGGGGTTCGAACCATGAGCGTGACAAGATGGAAGGACAATATCCGGCGTCGTGCCGCGCCCCTCAGCATCGCCCAGAAGCTCGCACGGGCGGAAGTAGCGCGTAGGCGCCAGTGTCCTGAGTGCGGCGCGCTTCGCCCAAGCCTCCGGGGCAACGTGGGCGAGTATGGCCCATGCCGCGTATGTACTCCCGGCGGAGGCTGTCACTGATGATCTTCCACTCCCTCCACCAATCCCCAAGCGCCCTCATTACCCTCACGCTCGCCGAGGTCGAAGCCATCCGAACCTGCGCCTCGATGCACTACGACGCGAAGTGCAAGGCGTCCGCCGAATGCGGCGGCTTCCTGTGGGGCTGGCGGACTGTGTTCCAGTGGGCCGAGCAGGAGAATGAACCCTGGGCCACCGTCACCACCACCTTCCGTGAATGCGACACAGTCCTGAAGATCCTCGAATTCAGTTGTCCCAAGGTCGACTACGCCGTGCGCCGTAGGCTCAGCCGCTTCTTCTGGGGCGTGTGCGACACGCTCAACAACAGCGTCACGACAACGCAGCACGAGGAAGTATGAACAAGGAACTCATCCTGGAGGCCCTGACAGTGGCCAGGGACGCGATGGACATGTCCGACCCGTGCTTGCCCGCGGGGTCTTCGACCGAGACCGTCGTGCGCGCTGCGGTCACACAGGTTGATGAGGCCATCGCCCATATTGAAACGATGTCTAAGATGGTCTCGCCGGAGGAGGCAGAACTCAAGGAACTACGTGACTACAAGCGCACTGCCGCTGCACTGATGACTCAGGGATCAGCCAAGATCAACGACCTCATCGAGCAGAAGACCCTGCTGCGTACAGCGCTTGTCGAAGCCAGATCAGCGCAGGACTACGCCGTGTCGTATGGGCACCTGCCAGAGGCTCGGGAGGATGTTGTTGCCGCATTCGAGCACGCGGACATGCTGCGCGAAGAAGCGTTGCAGAAGGTGCCGGCATGAACACCTGGCAATCCTTCGCCACCCACTGGCCCACGATCCGCAAGACCGTCAACGGCATGGACCCGAACGCCGAGGCGACGTGCGCCGTCCTGGTCACCAACAACCTCAACGCGCGCAACGCCGCCGGCTCGATGAGCCACGTCTGGTGGGCCGTGCCGCACCGCGTCGAGCAGTCCGGCAAGCACGCCGACAAGGGATCGGTGATGGGCTGGGTGGAGAGCGGCGGATCGGTGTACAACCTGACGCACTTCATGGAGATCCGCGAGGTGAGCGAGCCCGATGTGACACCCAGCATCCACGTCGTTGAGTACGGGGACACACTGTCGAGCATCGCCCAGCGTTACGGTGTGTCGGTGGCGCTGCTGCTCCAAAGGAACATGATCGCCGACCCAGAGATGATCTACATCGGCGCCAAGCTGAGAATACGATGAACCACACCGACTGCATCACCAAGATCAACACCCTGCTCGCCCCATACAACACGGAGCTGCAGCCCATATTCTCCTTCACTGGCGATGCTCCGCAGCGCATCGCGGTCTGCACGTCGAAGATCGACGCCAAGAAGCGCGGTCAGCCGAAGATGCTGTTCGCCACGTTCTGCCCGTTCTGCGGCGTGAAGCTGTGAGAACGTACGCACTGCGCGAACCTTCTACCGGCTACTATATGCCGGCGCGACGTGGCCGCGGGTTCACGAACGACGAGCCAGTCAAGAGTGGCGGCTACTGGGGTCCGCGCTTCTTCAAGTCGGAGCACGCTGCGAAGTGCGCGCTGCGTGCCTGGGAGCGGGGTGTATGGATACGAAAGCGCACAGGTTATATGGAAGACTACGGCGAGGAGATCAAGATCAAGCCGAAGGACCACCGGATTGGGCGAGTCGCCGTAGTCTGTTTCTCCCTGCATGAACTGAAGAAGCTGCCCTATGACCCTTGCGAATGAGTTCCTCTGCTGCTGGTGCTGGCTCTACCGCCCAGCATCCATGCTCGCCAAGCGCATCGGCCCGCGCAAGCGTCCGCAGTGCAGGACGTGCGCGGATCGGATACTGAATCGGATCGTAGAGGCAACGAGCAGGCCGCAGCGATTTACGCAGGAAATCGTTGTGGACCGCTCCCGAACGAAGTGAGGCGAACATGAACATCGAACAGGTCAAAGTCGACACGCTCCAAGAGTGGCACCTGTGCGAACCGCCCTGCAACGGTCGTCTCCAGTACAACTATGCTGCGGTCGGCAGCGCATACCACGACGACAGCAGACCAGGCTTTTACTTCTATCCGCACCAGTGCACCAAGTGCTTTGCCAGTTGGTGGCTGCGCGACACCTCGCCTAAGATCTCGTACCGCGAGCGCATCTACATCGGAGTTAGATTAAAGTGACAACCCTCGACCAATCCGCCTGCTACTGCGTCTACTGCGAGACCGTCATCCCCGCGATGCCCGGCCTCCTGCTGCGCTACGTCATGATGGGCCACATCGAGTCCTGCGAAAAGCATCCGTTGGCGCTGGTGCGAAAGGAACTCGGCGCGATGCGGCAGCTGCGCAAGGAAGAGGGCGCGCGACTGCGCCGTATGGTCGTCAGCCTGGAGAACAAGATCGGCGTGCATGATGCAGAGGAGCTGTCCGAACTCGCCGACGGTCTGGAGTGCGGCAATCCGTTGGGGGACTGCGGGTGCGAAGGTATGTGTTTTACGAGAGGTGACGAATGACCGCCCCCAAAGTAGACGAGGCCCTTATCGAGCGGCTGATGGAGTTGGATTCGGCGAGGACGCGAGAGGAGTGGTTTGCCTCCGCTCGCAAACTGTTTGAAGGCTTCGTTCTGCTGACCAAGAGCGGCAAAGCCTTGGGCGCGATGAACTACAAATCGGACGCCGCTTTCGTCGCCGCTGCCCCACAAATGATGCAGGCGATCCGTGCGCTGCTGGCCGAGCGGCAGGCACGGGCGGCGGAGTGCGACCGTATTGCTGATCTGGAAAGCGCCGTCACCGAATTGCGCGAAGCCTTGGACGATGCCGAATCGCATCTTGATTACTGCGGCTGGGGCTCGTTCGCCGGTCAGGTTGATCCAGGACGAGCGCCGCTGGTGCTAAAGTTCCTAAGGGAGCATGGCGTTAAGCCCTTGGCACTGAAGCTCAACCGGGACGGATCGCCAATCCACCCGCTCTATGTCGGCTATGACGTGATGCCGCAGGTGATGCCATGAAGATCGCCGCTTCCCAGGCTGCGGCGAAGGAGGGATGATGAGTACAAAGATGAAACATGTGATCGGTCTGCGCGGCTACGCTATCGGCAAAGTCGGCGAGGACGGGTTCATTCCGGACACGATTGCGACAACCAAACAGCTATCCGCAATGCGCTTCCGCCTCTATCACCCTCGTCAGTGGCGATGGATCCATCAGTATCAATATGTTCGCGTCATAATCGCTGAGTCCCTCAAATGACCAAACCGACCGCCGTGCTTACTCCTTCGATGTCCAGAGTGCTTGCCGAGTACCTGCGTATATTTCTGCCAGGCGTGCAGAACCGGAAGATCGAACAATGCGCTGTAGCCGGCATTGTGGCGACCGACATCATCGCCGGTCTGCTGGCCCTTGCCAACGACCAGGCCCAGGTTGCGGTGAAGTGCGAGACGTGCGGCGGGAAAGGTTATTTCGGGTCGCGCAAGGTACAAGACAGCGAATGCGCTGACTGCCACAACGGCTGGCGCGTGGTTTCTGAAGGAGAAGGGAAGTGAGCGACTGGCGTCTGACGTATCTGCACCAAAGACCGCGCGAATTTATTTGGCACATCCGCCAAGAGTTGGACAAGGCATTGAAGCGCCTAACAGACGAGCGTGCGTCACGCCCCTTGCACGGATTGAAGGGGTACTATCCGAACGACAGGCGCGTGGTTCCTGAAATGTCTGAGAACCTTTACCCGATCAAAGCCGCAATGGACTGCTGCGCGACACAGATTGCGCATCTTGAGGGGCTGATCGCTGAGTACAAAGAACACCACGAATGCCTGGGCGCGATGGACTACCTGTTCCAGCGCGAAATCGACATTGCGATGTGCCGGAGGAAACCATGAACCAAGCCCCTGCGGAAGTGCTGTTGCCGTGAGCGCCTATTCTGATTCTGAGCTGTGGGAGATTTTCGCCGATGCAACACTTGCTCAATGCCCTGTGGCCGATCTTGTTCTGTTTGATTTCTTTGTTTGGCCTCTGGATAGTTAGGAGAAAGCCATGAAGTGTATTTGTTGTGGATCATCGCGATTGACTGGTTCCGAATTGTCGTGGCTTAACTGCAACGATTGCGGCGCTCAATGGGACCAATCCAAGCGCACTGCCGATGCGGTGCCTGAGCGCACTGCTTGTCCGAATTGCGATTGCCCTGAACTGGATTATCGCTGCCGAGGATGCAGCGCCACATTCACCAAGCAGGACTGCAAGACTGCCACTCCCCAAATCGCCCCGGCCGTGCGCGGGGATGAGTCTGACCCCATCGAAGAACTACAGCGCCCCGCACGCGAGGCCAAGTTCGCGGAATTCATCGCGTCAGTGCCGGAGGACGCTGCTGCGCCTGCGGCTTCTTCGGATGAGCCTGACGATCTGGGGAATCTGGAATCCTTACGTGATGCCGCGCATACCGTTCTTGCAGCCTTCGACAACGGGCACAAGAAGCATATGTCGGAAACCGCAATTCCTTATCTTCGTGATGTGCTGGAATCTCTGTCGGAAGCCGATGCCGAAAAAATTCTCGCCCCTCCCGCCCCTGCGCCACTGGGGGAAGATGAGGAGAGGGCGCGGTTTGAGGTACACCGTAGCCTGCACTGGCCGCATCTGACGCGGGAACCGGATCACAGTATCGGTAATCAGGTCGCACGGGACTTCTGGAAAGCCCGGGCCCGACTCGGCGGAAAGCGGAAGCCGCAATCCGACGAGCGGTAAAATAACACTTGTCAAATCGCCAAAGTCGGAGTATCGTTGCACCAGGGATCAACAACGAAGGGACACATACCGATCATGCAGAACCGAATCAACCTCAACGAGCCCGAACTGGGCGCAGTGATCGCCGGCCTGGTCGTGCTGAGCGCGCAGATGCAGGCGAACCCGCAGATCGTCGTCAGCGTGCGGGACATCCTTGGGCAGAACGGGCACTGCCTGCCGCTGTCGCACGTCGAGATCCGCGACCTGGCGCAGCGGCTGGATACAGGGGTGTAGGACGATGATCCATACGAAGACCCACCACAAAACCCTGAACACGATATACGCCTGCGACATACCCGTGCGCCTGGTCCGGATGAAGCAGGAGGCCGTTGATATGGGCCTGTTCAAGACAGCTGCAGCGCTCGATCTGGCGATGGAGCGCGTCGGCTGGGAGCTGGCCGCCAGGCGCGAGAGGCTGGAGGGGGTGTCGTCGTGACCCAAGCCACCCAGACCCTCAAAGCCGTCTCCAACGTTCTCGGCTTCAGCAAGACCTACGAGCTGCCGCTGGCCAAGGGCTACGTGCGCCATTGGGGCATGGCCGAGGCCGTCCGTGAGCTGCTCCAGAACGCGCTCGACTCGGAGTCGCCGTTCGAGTATGAGTGGATTGACCGGGATGACGCGGCCGGCAGCGACCTGCTGATCCGCAGCCGCTACACCACACTCGACCCCTCATCCCTGCTCCTGGGCGCGACGACCAAGGCCGAGCGCACCGACACGATCGGCAGCTTCGGCGAAGGCTACAAGATCGCGCTGCTGGTTCTCGCGCGCCAGGGCTACGACGTCACCGTCTACAACGGCGAGCGTATCTGGACCCCGCATTTTCGGGAAAGCAGGCAGTTCGGCGCCGAGGTGCTGTGCATCAGCGACCATCCGTCGCCGCAGCCCAACGAGGGTCTGACATTTCGCGTCAGCGGCCTGTCGCCGGACGACTGCGCGCAGATCATATCGACCTGCCTGCCGATGCAGCCGGAGTTGGGCGAGACCATCACGACAACGAAGGGCCGCATCCTTCTAGGCAAGCCGGGCAAGCTGTACGTCGGCGGTCTGTTCGTGTGCGACACGAAGATGCGCTACGGCTACGACGTGAAGCCGGAGCACCTTCGGCTTGAGCGCGATAGGCAGACGGTATCGACCTTCGACCTGGCGTTCATAACCAAGGAGTTCTGGTTCGAGTCCGGCCGCCACGAGGCGGTGGGCCAGATGATCGCCGACAACGTGCCCGACCTGGAGTACGGCAACTACAACTGCCCGGAGCTGGTCAAGGAGGTGTGCTACAGCATCTTCCGCAAGCGCCATCCAGGCAAGATCATCGCCAACAGCCCGGAGGAGGTTGAGCGCTACGTCAAGCAGGGCATGACGGAGGTGGTCTACGTTGGCGGCGCCATGTACGGCGCCGTGAAGGAGTCGAACTCCTACAAGACGGAGGTCACCATCAAGCTGAAGTCCCCCTACGAGATCCTCGCTGACTGGCTCAAGCTGAACCGCAAGCATATGCGGCGCGACGGCATCATCGCCTTTCGCAGGCTGATCGAGGACGCGGTCAAGTGGAAAATCTGAGAGACCGGGTGGAAAGGGAGATGCGCATGGAAAATATCAAGCATGATCTGTGGTTCCTCGCCGTCGTCCTGGCGATGATTGCCATGTTCTACCTGGTCGGTGTGCACGTACCGCCAATCCAGTCCCGCGTCCACGCATCGAACAACCTGCACATCAACTGCAGCATCAGCTACGACGAACGCGGCGAGATCGCGCAGTGCGATGACGGGACCGTGTATCCGGTGAATCGGGAATGAGCGTGGACAAGTGCCCAATCTGTTCTGGTGACCGCAATGCAGACACCGCTTCTGTGAGGAAGGCCGTGCATGAAGCGGGCCTGAAGCGCGAGCGTGTTGATCCAGGTGGCAGAGTGCTGACGTTCTATGACGGCGGCGAATTGCGGCTGAGCGATCAGTGCAATACCTGTGACAGCAAGGAAATACTTCATTTTCTGGCGGTGCGCGGATGAACACCAATCTCCCTAAACGCCCCTGGTCTGTCCGCTGCGACACGGAGTCCACCAGCGCCGTCCCCGGCTGGTTCCTCTACAACGCCGACGGCAAGCGCGTCTACATGAACGACCCAGTCGTCCTCACCTACATCCAAGCCTGCGTCGCAGCCTGCGAGGGCTTCGAGCCGGCCGAGCTGACGCCGCGACTGCTTCGGAGGCTGATCGACCAGCTGACGGACGAGCACAACCAGTCGATGGTGGCGCATCTGTTGAGGACGCCGGGATGAACAAGACGCAGCAGGAAGCACTCAAGGCGTTCCAGGCGATGTCGGGCGCTGCCGACCGCGCGGCGCTATCGCTGTTCGAGATGCGCACCGCGCTGATGAGCGAGCATGTGCGCCTAGCGCTCTGGCAGCTCGGACACGGGTTTGCCCGATGGGACAGACGGCCTATCTACCATGTGCGCTGCCGGGATGACGTGGCATGACCACCTACGACGTCATCTGGGCCGACGACGAGAACGCTACCGACTGCGTGCGCATCCAGGCCGTGAGCGCCGAGGACGCGCGACAGAAGATCGAGCGGCGAAGGGACTGCGCGGAGGTACTTCTGGTCGATGAGGTTTTCGAGGACGAACTGCCATGATTCATGTCTATGTGCACTTCGTCGCGGAGGGCGTCGGACTCACCCTCTTGCTGGTTCTGTGGATCAATAAACACTGGTAGGATGACACCATGAACAAAGCGTACGAATTAAAGACCAGTCCTAGCGGTTCCCACGCCTGCAACTGCATCGGCCCCCAGGCGGGTAAGCCGCTGTGCCCCTGCCGCATGAAGAACCTGCGCGTCGTCGATGGCCGTTACGTCGAGGTGATCGACCACGGCCTAGCGGTGAAACTGAGCGACATGACGCGGCAGTTGTTCGACTGGGAGCGCATGGAATGAACACGATCTTCCGTGACCACGTCACCAATACCGCGTTCTTTCTGTCGATCAGCAAGCGGCAGATCATCATGTTGCAGATCATCGACGCCGGCCACTGCACGGTATACGACGACGGTCCCCGGTTTCCGCACTATGTTGGTGCTGGCCGTCAGTTGTGCGAGAAGGGGATGGTCGTGTGGGTGCTGCACGACGTGTCTAAACAGCGTGGGCACTGGGAGTTGACTAAGGCCGGGGAGCTGACGCTCGCTCTGCTGCGCGAGGCCGGATTCGAGTCCGAGTACCCGAAGCAGGAGGTGCCGTACTGGGCCAGGAGAAAGCCGCTTGAAACTGCGTAGCCGCCTGCTCCTCCTCGCCCTCGAACCCCTCATCTGGATCGGCCTGCTCGGCATCCTGCTGTCGGTCTGGGCGTACAGCCTGAAAGAGCAGATGATCAGCGAGCGCCACGCACCTTGAAGACCAGCAAGCTGCCCCGTCTGCCGCGGATTGCGCACCGCACAAAGAACGTCCCGCTGACCCGCTGGGACGTCCGTATCCCGCGCGACCTGGCGCGAGCGGTCGACCTGAAGCTGCGCGGGCCGTACGTCGGCGAGCTGCTGAGCGGCCATCGGCCGGCGCTGATCGAGGCGCTGCTGCGAAGCTGGCTGAAAGAGACGAACGTACTCACGCTGTACCACTGCAAACAGAAAAGGAAACTCACCGATGATGAATATGACGAAAGTGTTTTGGCACGGCTTCAAGAGTGCATTTCAGGTGCTGGGCTACATCCTGCATCTGGGGCGCCGGACGCACCCCGACAACCAGGAGCTGCTGATCCGGCCCAACTACTTCGGCGAGAACCACATGGTGCTGCGTCGCATCAAACCGATCGGCCAGCAGAAGGTGACGCTGCCGTCCGATCCCTTCCTGCGGTCAGCCTGGGCGAACCGGCCGAAACCGAAGAAGGTGCGCGTGCCGATGAGCAGGCGGCATTCTTTGGTCCCCGATCCGTGGTGGTGATGGAGCAGGTGTTCGGTGCGGACTGACAATTTGACACGTCAGATCATCAACCCTATACTCCCACCATGAACAGAGAGTCGCTCAAAAAGCTGATCCAGGACGCGCACCCCGAGCTGCCGTACTACCTCGCCGTAGCGGCATTCGCCAAGCTGATGGGCGTGTCGGTGAGAACCGTGCACCGCTGGCTCGGCGACCCGCAGACCGATTCTGCGGCGACGGACATCCCGCGGCCGGCGGCCATCGCAGCCTGGGTGATGCTGTCGACGAGCGAGATCGCAGCGTCGGCGCGTCGCGCGCTGAAGCGGTACGTCCCCATCGCCGAATGAGCGACGTCCGCACCATAGCCGACCCTCCAGCACCCGATGCTCCACCGCTCGTCGACGAGCGTCTGGTGCTGGAGGAGCGCATGGTGCATATTGGCAGCGTGGCGATCGAGGCCAAGTTTGGCCAGGTCGTCGCCTACGTGCACATGGCCGACATGGTGAAAGGCGGGGACGACATCCGCTACATCCTGGAGTCCCCCGTCCTCTTCAGCAACCAGCTCAAACAGCAGTACCTGGGCGCGGTCAATCTGACGGGATTCTGGATCTTCCGGGTATGCCAGTCCATCGGCGTGCAGTCGTGGGAGGAACTGCCCCGGCGTTTGGGCAGAGTGCGAGTCGACCAGCACGGCAAGATCCACGCGATCGCGCACGTCGGCTCCAACAAGATGAAGAACGGCCGCTCTCAGTGGTTTGAAGTGGATACGGAGATGCGTCAATTCCGCCAACGGATGGCTCTCATGAAGGACAAGGTCTGGATTGGAGCACCCCGATGAGCACCGCGAACCATCACCTAATACGCCACGATATCCTCAAGGCCGACGAACCCACGCCCTGCGACAACTGTCCCACCTACCAATACTGCAAAGAGCAGGAGATGTGCTGCGGGGACTTCCTGCGGTACGTCGATGGTGGGCGCGTCAGGAACCTGCGGCGCGAGCCGAGCAAGTGGCGCTTTTATCTTCTCTTCCCGGGCCTAAAGCCCATCGAACAAGCTATCGTTGTACCCTCAACCACAGAAGGAACCATACCGTGTCCAATGCAGCCGTCAAGCGAATCTACGCCATCGTCGTCCCCGTCGATGTCCCCGCCGGAACTCACCTGGTGCGAGCTTCCACCCCCGCCGCCGCCAAGCGCCATGTTGCCGGCGGTCTGCTGACCGCCTCGGTCGCCAGCCAGGAAGACCTCGTCGCGGCGCTGCAGGCCGGGACCAAGGTCGAGACGGCCGGCGAGCTGCCGGAAGGTGAGGAGACGGGCGATGAATAGTCTCAAGAACCGTGCGGCACTCGTAGCAGCGATGATGCTCGGCATCGGTGCAGTGCCGATGGCTGAACGGACCCGCAGCGGAGCGCCGGAACGCACGCACCGCATGCGCGGTAGCAGGATCACACTCGATCCCGTCCTGGCGATCCACACCGGCAAGGGCAACTTCCTGCGCCAGCAGCGCCGCGACCTCGACATCTCGGCGCGGCAGCAGAAACGCATCCTCAAGGCCGCGCGCCGCGAGCAGAAGGTGGCCCGTGCATCATGAGCGCGAAGCGTTTTGGCTCCTCTACTACCTCCTACGCCGAGGGCGATACCGTAAAGGTCAAAGCGGGCCTCATGAAGGACCGCCAGGGCACCATCGAGAAGATCGACCGCAACGGGCGCCTCTCCGTGCGCTTCCGGTCGCTGGTGGTGCTGTACCGGCCCGGCGAGGTCGAGTCCGCCTGATGGTCCTGGCGCGGCTGCTGCCGGCGGTGCTGATGTGGCCTGGTGCGGCGGCGCTGCTGGTGTGGGGCGTGCACTCGTGCAGGGTGGCGGGGACGATTATTCGGTGATACGTTACTCAATGTTGCCGCATGGAACATTGAGTAACGATGAATAACAGAGGAAAGCAGTACAGCCGTAGCCACGGATGCAGCGATTGTGGGGGCTTGCCCCGCGTTGCAGGAAATCGCTACTGCCGACCGTGCAAAGCTACTCGGCAACGCGCATGGCGCCTGAAGCAGAAACTCAAGCTGCCTTCCGCCACTGCGCCCGCAGATTCCGGCTGATCTCCTTGGACTCGGCCCGTTCGGCGTACATCGCCGTGGCTTCGGCCTTCAGCCCGTGCAGCAAGTGCTGAGACCAGGATCGATCATTCTGCTGCGTTACGGGCTCCTGCTGCGGTGATCGGGAGATGTGCTTCTTCGCCCGGATCTCGGCGACCAGCGTCGCGTGCTTTGAACGCCACATCGCGCGCCAGGCGATGTAGTCTAGGTAGTTGGTAATGTTGTTGGTATTCATGGTCTTACCCTATACACAGTTGAACCGCTTGATGATCGGGCTGATCAGGTCCCGCGGCGCCGGCCCGATGGCGCACGCCGTGAGAATTGGTTCGGGGATTCCTGGGCCACTGTCGTGAAACAGCGCGCAGGGCAACGCCAGGCGCGTGGCTGCGTCGTAGGCGTCATGGAGGTGCCACGGGCGCGGCGCACGCAGCACGAGCCGCGTACCGCTATTCTGGGCGGCCAGGAAGGATTCGAGGAGTTCAGGTTGCAGGCGCAGCGCGTACATCAACGATTGGCATGCCGCATGCGATGCCTGCGCGGCGATCTTGCCGGGCAGCATCCCCAGGTCCGTTCGGACGAGGATCGCGGTCAGTAGTTCGCCGGAGGCGGGACGGTCAATGCACGGGACTATTTGACATTAGGTTCATCGCTATGTCAAGTGGCGCCCAGACCGAGGATTGAACTCGGGACCTCGCGGTTCATCAGGCCGCGCGCTCTGCCGCTGAGCTATCTGGGCGAAAGAATAATGTCTGCAAGCCGCGCTGGAATCATCGACCGATCCTGCGCCGCGTATTTCTGGGCGAACCGGTCCGCTCCCTCCCGCAGCGAATCCTCCTCCAGCGCCATCGAAAGAGCGTAGTCGACTCCGGTATCCGCGTCGCCCATCACCACGACCCCGCCGCTCTGCGCCAGCCTACGCCCCACCAGCTCGCGCTCCAGCGTGTCCGGCCAGACCACACCAGGCTTGCCGGCCAGCAGCATCTCGGTCGAGGTGCCGTGGGGTGAGTAGGAGAGCCAGGCGTCGCACTGTTGGGCGCGGTGCCGCAGGTTGGTCAGACGCGTGGCCATAAATAGCCCTGGTCGTAGGTACGGCGTCAGGTAGTGGGCCTCGATCTGGTCGGCGACCAGCAGCACGTCGGCGTCGCAGTCGCGCAGCGCCGCCAGCATCTCGTCCAGGTGGGCGTGCGGCCGCAGGTAGGCGAACACACGCTTGGCGTGCTTACTGGGCCACGGTTTCTCGCTCACCAGATCGTCGTCCGGCAACCCCAGATACTCGTCGCCCTGCCGACCCTCATAGTGATCCATCTCCGCGTACGTCAGCAGCGCCCGCTTCGCCCCGGAGTAGATGTGCTGCAGCTTCTCGTACGGCTCGAAGCCAAGGTCGACCAGAGCGCCGTTGAGGAGCGTGCAGACGGCCTCCTCGTTGTGGATCAGCGTCGTCTCCGGGATGGTGGACCCGAAGACAGGGAACGCAGGGAACGGCTCGACCAGCGGCGGCACGTCGAATCCGCAGCCGATCACCGTCCGCGGCAAGCCGAGTGCGCGCGCCGCGACCAGCGCGATCGGCGAGTAGTCCGCGACCACGGCGTCGACGTGGTGGTTGAGCATCATCGTCGACCAGTGCTTGATGCGGCGAGACAGCTCCTCCGGGTTGTTGAAGCCGGCGTTGTACAGGATCGTGGCGTGGCTGAACTGCATCGGCAGTTGATGGCCCGGTCGCGACTGCTGTGGCGCATGGAACACGCGGCCGAGGTCCGGCTCCAGGATATGCCGCGCGGCGTGCGTATCGGCGACGGCGAACAGGCACTCGTGGCCGCGCTTGACCAGTTCCTTGGCGGCGATGCGCAGGGACGCGAGGTGGCCGTAGCCGGCGCCCATCTCCCAGCAGAGGAGGATTTTCATTGAGCGCTCATGTCCCGCTGTCTGATCCGGTCGTCGATGGTACGCGGCCATAAGGGAAACTGCTCTGGCTCGGCGAACAGGTCCGGGTGCCCATGAAAGCGCCAGTGGTTGCTTTTGTGCGCGTTCAGGTCATGGCGCAGAACCTGCAAATTATGCTCGTTATTGAGGCCGCTCGCATATCGGCCGTGTAGTGGTATCCGATGGTCCAACGTATGCAGCACGCCTGTCTCCTTCGTCAATCTGCGCGCCTCCTTCAGCAGCTCGCGCATCTTGCTACGATTAGCCCACACCGGAGACGCGACGATGCACCGCTCGATGTATTTGCGGCGCGGATGGCGCATGAACCAGGGCTTCTGCTGCTCCATTGCGCGGCGGTAGCAGGGCAGAGCGTAGCGATAGATGCTCATTTTCTGCCGAACCAATACCGATTGTAGTCGCAATACTGCGACAGATTCTGGTTTGATTGACGTGCCGAAGATGTTTTGGATCTGTTCTCGAGGATCGTATACCTACGATCCTCACAGCTTTTCGACAGCGCTTCTTTCGCTCCGGTTACAAAGAAGAAGTTTGCCTGGTCGACGAGGTGCAGTCGGTCGTTGTTATTGTTCATATCGCTACCTCTAGGTAATCAGCAGTACTGAACACAGGTATCGGCTCCAGGAGTGCCTGCTGCTCAGCCCAGACCCGACACGCCGGACCCTTCGTATGCCTCCATATCCGTGCGCCGCAGCCGCATCGCATGTTGCGCCTTTCACGCTTGGACTGTCGGTGCTGGTCTATGCGCAACTTGGAACCGCAGCGAATGCAGAAGCCCTTGCCGTGCGGGATCATCGTACCATCGGCCAGCGTCCGGTACTTGACAACGTACTCGGCAGGATCTTTAAGCAGGGTGATGCGGCGCCGGCACTTGTACCGGGTGCAGATGCAGCGTACGAGTCGATTATAGCGAGGCATCTCAGAACATATCCGGCACAGCGAACGGCTGCGTCTTGACACCCCACACCACCTGCCCAGGGTTGATCCGTGACGTCTTACAATGAGCGTTTTTGGCCGCCATCCACCACGGCGACACGCAGCCGCCGACGCCCGTGCGGAAGATGTCGCCCTTGACGATGTCGCGCATCTCGCAGGGTGTGGGGTGGCCGTCGATGATGCGTTCGCAGGTCACCAGGGGTTCTCGAACTCTCTGATCGGCAGCGCATGCCAGCCATGCTGAAACTTGTGCAGGACAGTGCCCTCCGGCGCGGGCTGCTTGTCCGCATCGTAGTCGAACTGGGCCAGCACGTATGGATCGACCTCACGGAAGCTGGCATCGACGTATTGGATCAGCGCCATCTTGCCGCGCAGTTCATGCACCCATCCACTCTGCTTGTAGCGCATGCTCATGGCGCCTTCTCCATCGTCTCGAACTCCACCTTCGGATCGAACCAATCGTCCTTCAGAATGTGCCCGACGGCGTGGACGCGCGAATGCTCGCAGCGCACGCGGATCGTGCGGCCCGGCAGTTTGCCCCAGTCCTCCACGCCCGCGATCTCCATGCAGCGGAAGATGAAGTGGCCGGCGTAGTTGCGCTGGTTGACAGCTTTCTTGAAGTCCTTCGGCAGGTACAGCGAGTAGCCGCCGAATCCCTGCCCACTGCCGCCATAGTCCAGGTACAGCCAGCCGCTCAGGCAGCCGTGGTCGGCGGTGCTGAGCGACGTTGATTCGATGATCGCGTTTCGTACTTCGATGGTCATGGTATATCTTCCTTTTCTAGTTGGACGCTTCGATCTATTATAGATCGGAGTGGACGACTACGCTTTGCGATCTTCTGCAAAGCGCACTGCTTCTTTATCCCAGATGATGTCTCGATACCGATAGATCAGCCGATACACCGTCAGCTGATCCTGCATCGTCAGCACCGTGCTCGACTCCAGGATGCGCTTCAGGCGCAGGATGTTCGCGTCGTCGTCCACGTCCGCGGCGATCAGCGCCAGATACTTGGGCGCGCGGCGGTTGAACTCGGTTTGGTTCATGGGAGGTGCGCCGATCATGTCAGTGCAGTTTCCCGATGCGCTGGGCCTCGTTCATGATGCACTCCTTGAAGCTCTCCGAAGCCATGCGGATCGCATCCTGGGGATCGAGGGTGTCCTTGTACTCGGCGCAGTGCTTCTCCGCCAAGGCCGCCGCGCAAAGGAATATTTTTTGACGTAGCGACTCGGTCGTCGGCATCGACTCCGGCGCGATGTCGATGTGGCTCGCGTGGCGCGGATCGATCTTCCAGCGAACGTTGACGCGGAACACACGCTTGCCGGAGTCGAGTAGTTCGAGCGTCACGTCAACCAGTTTCTTCTTCGGACCTAACAAACCGACTGCCTTCATCACCATGACTCCGATCCACAATGGAAAGAATATTACGACTAAAACGAGATGCCAGAAAGGCATCTTGGGAACATATCGACTGAAGAGGAACCCGGTGTTGGCGCCCAATATCAGCCAGACGATGGCGAGGTCAGCGATCACTGATTCGCCATCTCGCGCAAACTGCCGGGTTGCTCCGGATCAAAAAGCCAGTAGATCGGCTTGCCGGCGATCACGTCGAGGATCACCCAGCACACGATCCTGGGCGTCGGGCGCATCGGCAAGACGGGCAACCCATCCTTCATCTCGGTCACGGCTTGTTGTCTCCGAGCAGCTGCAGTACCACGTCACGCAGGCGGGACTGTCTGGGCGACAGATCGATGCAGTCCTGCGAGAGTAACTGAACGATCTCTGTTCTTTCGGCGTGTACGACAGGTTCCTTCTGCCACACAATTGTGGCCGCGATGTTCGCCTTCGCGTCGTGCTCCAGACAATGATTCTTGCACATGCGCGCGGTCTTCGATATCGTCGCGCCGACCTGGCGAACCCACTGCGGTTCGATGGCCTGCAGATACTGCAGCAGTTCGCCACATCCGCGACAGTAGACATGCGCTGCAAACGTCGTCATGGTGCCGCGTCCAGCGCAACAAGCTGGTGCGACCATCGCCCCTTGATGATGCGCTCTTGGCCGTCGTCGAGCACGAGGGTGATCGCGTATCGGTCGACGTAGCGTAGGTCGACGACCTTGGCGTTCTCTTCGCAGCAGAATGCGAGTGGAGCGTCGTCGAGGTACTGCTGGGCTTGGGCGAGTGCGGCTTGTCTGCTCATGGGGTGATCCTCTCATAACAATGTCGTATTGTCAACATTAAAAAACCTGCGCCTGCTTCATCTCGCTCTCGGCCTCCGAATCCACCGCCCACTTCGTCCCGCCGCATATCTTGTCCCACCGCTCTCTGGCGGATGCCAGCAGTGGCAGCACGAAGCACGGCTGGCGCGCCTTCACCTTCGTCCCGTAGCCGCCGTCGTCCCGCATGCGCTCGACGGTCGCGTAGGTGTCCTGTGGGAACCCTGGCGGCAGCACCTCGCCGAGGAACTTCGCCAGTGCGACGCGCGACATGCGGTAATTGCGACCCTGGTTCTTCATCTCCTCCACGTAATCCTCGTACATCTCCTCCTTCGACAACTGCTGCACCCACTTGCTGTGCGTCGGCAGCACGCGGCCGTCGACCAGTTTGCTCAGCCACCACTGACGCTCCGGCGACATCGACAACATCTTTTGGTCGTTCAGCGCCTCGGTGACGGGCGCGCGGCGCACCTCGAAGTCGGACAGGTCCAGGTGCATCAGGTAGTAGAGCAGGTGCTGCCTGCCCGTCTTGTCCATCTGCTTCTGCATCTTCCCGAAGAACGACATGTCCTGCTTGTTCTCCTCGCCCACGTCGAGCACGAAGTAGCGGCGCTCGTCTTCGCCTGCAGGCACTACCCACGCCTCGTTCGACGCCATCATGATGTGGACGCAGCTGCGGGCCTGGCGCGCGTCGATGCCCTTCAGCTCGACCATCAGCGTGTCCTCGGTGACCAACCCCTTCAGCACAGCCTCGTGCTTCTTGTCGCCCGCGTAGAACGCCTCGTCCGCGTAGAGCAAAACGGTGTCGCGCAGATGCCCGTTGAACTGCCCGACGAGGTGGTTCGCGTTGGTGATGTACAGGTAGTGGCGCCCGAACAGGTTGCCGAAGTTCTTGATGAAGAAACTCTTGCCGGTGCCCTTCTTGCCGCGCAGGATCACCGCGACCTCGCCCTGCAGGCCGGGTTGCTGGACGGCGCGCGCCATCCACTTGATCATGTACTCGTAGTAGGTCGCGTTGTTCTTGCAGATGTTGCGCTTGGCGTGCTCCAGGAAGGGCAGGTGGTCGTCGCCGGGGATCGCGTCGCAGGCGAACCCGCGCCACATGTTGTAGACCTCGTCGTTGTCCACGTTGGGCAGGAAGCACATCGACTCGCGCTGGTTGCGCCGAGGGTTGGCGAGCCAGTAGCTCCCGGCGTCCATCGTCAGCGCCTTACCCTTCCCGTTGGTCCCGCAGGTGACCAGCACGTTCGAGTACCGCGCCCTGAAGTCGTCGAAGGTCTGGGCACTGATCTGGGATCTGTTGAGCGAGTGATCGAACGACTCGCTGATGACCCGCACCTTGCCGCCCATGTCCGCGATGACGCAGTGCTTCTCGTTGAGCATGCGCAGCCAAGGCTCCTCGACCTCCTCCTTCGCGCGCTCGATCTGCCGCATCGCGTAGGACTCCCAGTTGGGCTTCTCCTTCACGCTGACGGCGATCTCGTTGTTGCCGGTGATGACCGAGAAGATCATGTCGTCCGGCACCTCGTTGCGGGTCAGCTCGCAGCAGACGCGGAACAGGGCTTCTGATCGCGACGGGTACTTGCCTGGGTCGAGTGGGTCGGTCGCCGTGGCGATCAGCGCGTAGCAGTGGTCCGAGATCGACTTCTTGTTGTCGGCGGCCCAGTGCTGAAGTTCCTCGACGCCGATCGACGTGACGTTGCCCGAGACGCGCATCCTCGACGGCTTGCGGCCGATGATCGACGTCACCTCCTGCTGCACGCGCACGGCCGGGACGAAGCGGTCGAGCGGGTAGACGTTGTCGTTGAACTCGATCACCGTTGCCAGTTCCATCTGGCGACCCTTCTTGCGCTTCTTCGCGTCCGGGACGTTGATCGTGCCTGGCAAGCGCAGGATGCGGTCGATGTTGTGGCAGTTGTCGGCCTGCATCTGCCGCTCGATCTGGCGGTTATACGCCTCGATCTGCTCGCACTTGTCGACGTTGCCCTCGACGACGAGGCGGTCGTCCTCCTCAAGCTGCCACAGCGCCTGGTAGCCGCCGCCGGAGAAGATGATGACGGTCGGCGCCGGCTGGAACGCGCCGAGCATCCTTAAAATGCGAGACCGATCGCCGATCAGGTACTTCTTGGTGTGCGCCTTCAGCGCATCGTCGTCGAGATCCTTCGGCGCGTCGATATCAACGCGCGGATCGACGTCGACGTGAAGGTGCGTCATCGCGCGCACGTCCTCCTTGTGCGCCTTGTTGAACTTGTCCCCGTTGGCCCGCGTGCCCAGCGGTGCCATCAGGGCGTTGAGCTGAAAGTACAGGTTACGCTTGCCCTGCCAGCGCTCGATCCAGTCGAAGCACGCTTGACGCTGATCGACGGTGAACGAGATGCCGGTCGGATATGAGGGCTTCTCGTCGGGCTTGATCGCGGTGAGGTTCCACGGTCCTGCCGGGAACATGCGCTCCAGGAACGCTATCGCAGCGGCGGTGTCCGGGACGACGGAGAGGGTGATGTTGGTCATGAGTGGATCAGGACCAATACGCCAGCAGCTTCTCCACCTTGACCTTCCCCTTCTCCATCATGTTCACCCACACGCGCGATACCCCGATCGCATCACCGATCTCGTCCTGCGTCATGCCGTAGCGCATGCGCATCAGCACGCAGTACTCCTGTTCGGTCAGGTCGGTCTGCGGGTCGAACGCGAAGTCGATGCCGCGCTTGGCTTCCTCGCACAGCTGGTACACGCTGCGCTTCAGGCCGAATTCTTTTGCAGCATCGGTCTGCGATAGCTTCTCGCGGCGGCGCCATAAAAAAAGATGTTCGTGGTCGTCGATCTCGAAGGCAGTCAGGGGCGTAGACATTCTAGTAGTTCTTTTCCATTGACGCTGCGTTCCCACTTCCTGTGGGCCGCAGCAATCGTCTCCTCAAGCGAGCATCTGCCCACCACCGTTGCAGCGACCTCCCCCTTGAACAACAGCCAGACGTGTCCGATCTTCAGCAGGAACCACACCTTGCCGCCGTGACGATGTCTCTGCACCGCCCAGACGCGCTGCTCCTGCACGTACTTCGGTACCTTCAGGATCGGCGCCTTGCGCTTGGGCATGACGATCTCTTTCAGTTCCATCCAGCCGCCAATGAACTCGGTGTCCGGGCAACCCGGAGTGCAGGAGTTCTCGACGCGCTGGGGATCGAGCGAGACCAGGTGCGGTCGCAGCGTCTCCCACATAGCCTTCTCGGACACGGTGCGGCTACTCGCGTACGGCTGTTTTCAGTTCTCCGCTGGGCGCGAACTTGACCTTGTAGTGGGCGTCGACGACGATGGCCTCGCCTGTGCGCGGGTTGCGCGCATGACGGATTTCCGTGAAGACCTTCTTGATGCGGCCGAGCCCTGGCACGACGACCATCTCGCTGCCGCTCTTGAGCAGCGACTGCACGGCGGGGCCGAGCGCGTCGATCACTACGGCGACGTCCTGCTTGCGGAGATTCGTGTCTTTCGGCAGCACATCGTAGATAGCGCGGACCAATACTTCTTTGTTCATTGATAGTGTTCCTGTTGGTTATTGTCAGTGCAGCGGTTCTCTATGCCACATCCTTCCATACATGCCCCATGCTGCCACCCCACGACTCCCCGATCTCAATGTCAACCCGCATGTCCATCTCGATCTTGATTGCGCTGCACATGATCTCGGCGATGGCGTCGGCTTCCTTGCGGCTCTTGATGGAGTTCGCGATCTCGTCGTGGACGGGGAAGAGGATACGATAGCCCTCGCGGTCTATGTTCACAAGTGCCTGCTTTGTCTGATCGCCGGCACTTCCCTGGATGCGCCGGTTGAGCGCACGATAGGTGAACTGGTAGTTGCCGTTCTCGTCCTGCTCGAAGTGGCAGCGGCGCCCGCTCTCGGTGCGCACGAAGCCGTTGGCCTTGGCGTGCTTCTCGGCCTTCTCCGACAGTTCCCTGACGAACGGCATCTCGGCGTCGATCTTGCGGACGTACTCCTCCACCTCCTCGCAGGCGCCGACGAACTTCTTGTTGCCCTGGCCGACCAGTTGCCTGCCCATGTCGCTGTCGACGGGGTAGGAGGTGCCGCGCGGGCCGTAGACCATCAGGCGCGTCGGCTTGCCCAGGTCCACGGCCAGCTTCTTCGCCTGCATGTTGTAGGCGCGGCCCAGAAAGATGATCTTGCTCTGCTTGCGGCCGACGTTGATGAAGCTGTCGACGACTTGGTAGATGTCCGACTTCGGGTCGCGGCGGTACTGGTCCGCGCACTCCTTTGCGCCGCGCAGTCGGAGCCGCTCGGCCAAGGATATGATCCACATGGGCTCCTGCTTGGAGTAGTCGATCGAAGCCCACTGCTCGTCCTCCTCCGGCAGGTAGATCGCGCGCCACATTGCCGAGAAGTCGTCGCGCGAGGGCTGCTGCTGGAGGTTGAGCTTGCTGCTGCTCATGCGGCCGAAGCGCGCGCCCTCGCCCTCCTCATCGCTGTCGCTGCTGGAGTCATCGCTCCGCGGCAACTGATTGAACTGGCAGTGCAGCCGTCCTTTGACCTGGTGCTCGCGCACCGACGCGGCGAATGTCGTGCGCAGTTTGTTCACTTTGCGGGCGCGCTTGATGGCGTCGGCGACGGGGTGGTGAAGGCCGTCGAGCATCGCGGCCGTGATCGACGGCGCACCCTTCTCGGTCTTGGGCGGCTCGACGCCGATCTGGCGCAGGGCCGGGGCAATCGCCTCGGCCTGCCATATTTGACCTTCTCGGTCCATCGTGCCGGCGCGGATCAGGACGCCCGTCTGACGGTGCACCTCGTCCAGCGCCCGCGCCTCCTCCAGCACCGACCACCGCTCGATCTGGGCAAGCCGCTGCAGGTTCACCCGCACGCCGCGGCGCTTCATGCGCACCAGCACCGGCAGCAGCGACGTCTCCAGCGCGTAGACGCGCTCCAGCTCGTCCTCGACGATCTTGCGCTCTTGCCGACGCAGCACGCGCAGAGGAAGATCTGCATCTTCCTCCGCGTACGCGCCGACGTATCTCGCAGGCAGTTCCCACAATCCTTCTTTCGGATGCACTCCGTATTGCGCCGCCGCCTCTTTCAACAGTGTCTCATCTTTCCCGTCGAACCCCCAGCGCTTGGAGATATTCTGCACACTGTAGGATCGGTGCAGCTCGTAGATCAGGGGATCGGCGACCATGATGTCGCGGAACGCCTTTACCCTGGGGAACTTGATCCCGTGCTCCTCACTCCAGTCGAGGTCGTAGGGGAGATTGCCGCCTACGAGGTCCCCTTCAAAATACGCAGCTTGATCGCGTATGTAATCGAGTACGTGATCACGTTGCAGGTTATCACCTCCGGCATGTCCGAATGGTAGATAGTGACGCGGACCGTCTTCGATGGCGAATGAGATGCCCACAAGCCTTGCATTACTACGGCGCACTCCGGCACCAAGCCGCTTGAGATCGGGATCGCAGGTTTCAACGTCATAGCCTATCCTGCCTTGCTTGGGCCATACGGGGAGGTCGCAGACGGGCGTGGGGCGCCAGGATGAGTCCGGCGGGAATAAGGGTGCGGTTGCGGGCATCGGATCAGCCCAGACGGTCGATGCGTTCGATCTCGGCAAGCAGCAGCGCGGTAGCCTTGACGAGGTCACGGCGCGGGCTAGTCGTCTTGAATTCACCATGCTCCCACGGCCAGTATGAAACGGTAGGAAAACCAGCAGCCGACAGGGCATAGCAGGCAGCGGCTGCGGCCATCTCTCCCGCTGCGTGCTCGTCATCATGCAGCGGTGTCCAACCCTCCTCGGCGACCTGCCGCTGCCGCTCGACCAGAACGTCCAGCGCAGCGCGGCCCACAGTGACCTGATAGGCCTGATTCGACGGATGGTTTAGGTCTTTCACTTCTCCGTCTCCTGCACCACATATGCCGCCCGATAGGCGCTGATCACCGCGCGCAGTTCCCCGGCGGTGATCGTGAACGTCGCTTCGGCATCCTTCGACGCCAGCACCCGGTCGCCGTACACCGCATCCAGTCTGCCCATCAACTCCAGCGAATGGTCAGAGAACACGCGCTTGGGCGACTTGGTCTTGACCGCTTTCGGCAGATCCTTCGCTGCTTCTTTCGCCTCGGCCTTGTCGATCTTTCCCTGCAGGAATTCGCCGGCCTTCTCGCCGTGCTTCAGGATCGTGCCGATGGCTTCGCCGACCGGCACGCTGCCGTTGCGGACCATTTTGCGTACCGCCGCATCGGCGGCGCTCAGCACCAGCAGGTTGTGGACGTGCGTCGGCGTCTTGCCGCTGCGCTGCGCGACCTTCTCCTCGCTCCAGCCCAGGTCGATCAGGCGCTTGTAGGCGTCGGCGGTCTCCAGCGGCGTCAGCGCCAGGCCGGAATTGCTGGTGATGTTCGCCGCGGCCTGTTCGACCTCGTCGCCCTTGAACGGGATGCAGGCGACGCTGGTGATGTCGAGGCCCGACTCTTTGGCGAGCAGGTAAGCCTCACGCCGGCAGTGCCCGACGACGATGAAGATCGACTGGTCGTCCTCGACCACGACCTCCAGCGGCGGGACGCTGCCGCCGTCGATCAGCGTCTGCGCGATGGACTTGATGTGGGCGCGCGTCTCGGCGCTGCGCATGTCGCGCGGGTTGAAGCCGGGGCGCACTTTGAGGGCGTCGAGCGGCACGTTGAACGCGTCGAATTTCTTGACGGCGCCGGAGCGCGCCATGTTGGAGAGGGAGGCCATGCGGGTGCGTTCCTTTGGTGAACGGTATGGAGTGGTGACAATACGACAGACTGAGGCAGAAGTAAAGCGACAGAACTACATTATTTCGCCGACCATACACTGCGTAAAATACTGGATCGCGTAAGCCTCGACCTCGTCACCAGAGATGCCCGTCTGCCGCATCGCCTCCAGCGCGGTCTGCCAGACGTGGACAGCCTCGTGGGCGAGCGTCGCTACGGTCTGCGCTCGGGATAGTCCCCGCTGGTCGCCTAGACTTACGATACACACCAAGCGCGGCGCTTTGCCGTCTGCGCGTCGAATAATGTGGGTGCACGCTCCGGTACCATCCAGTTCGTACCTGTCTGGTTCTTTGACGCACATCTTTTTTAGCGCTGCGTAGTACGCGCGCTCGCACATCGTGAAGCCGAAAGCGATAGGCAAGAATCCTGTATCGAACCACACCACCTTACGATCTACAGCGCGCATGCTTTCTCCCACGCAGCTTTGGCCTTGTCCAGCAGTTCCCCGATCTCCTTCAGCCCCTGTCGGCTCGCCTTCCCGCGGAACAGCATCTCCGAGGCGATGAAGGCGATGCGGGCGCAGTTTTTGCGGAGTTCGGTGAGGTGTGTTTTCACAGTTTGATGATGTCGACTTCGCGCTCGGCGCGGGTCACGGCAGTGTACATCCATTTGTCCCAGTCGGCGCCGGGCCACTCGTCGAGGATGGCGACGCGCTTCCACTGCGAGCCCTGCGCCTTGTGGCAGGTGATCGCGAAGCCGTACGTGAACATCTGGCTATCCTTGATCGCCCAGGGTGATACCTCTTTGCCCAAAAAGGGCTCCTGGTGGGCCTCGACGAACATGCGCTCGTCGTCCTCGCCGCGCAGGTTGAGCTGGACGTAGCGACCCTCGACGTAGGAGTCCTCCTCGCAGAACCACAGCTGCCCGTTCAGTAGTCCGATCTCGCGGTTGTTGCGCAGGCAGATCAGCTTGTCGCCCTTCATCGGCAGCGGCTTCGTGTGACCCAGCAGCGCGCGAATACGGGCGTTGGATGTGTGCCGCGTAGCGTTGCGGCCCACGATCAGCTGGTCCGCAGCCATCACGATCTCGCCGATCCTATCCTTGCCCAGATCGCTACCACGCAGCACGCGGCTCAGCACGGCGTTGCCCTCTTCATCCTTGCCGTGGTGGTCGCCCATCGTGAGGCCGCGTTGCTCGCGAATGTCGGTCGCCAGGCGGATGATCGAGTTGTCCTTCGACTGACGGTGGATCTCGGTCAGCAGCACCTCCGGCTTGTGGATCGGGAAGTAGCTCGGGCCGTAGATCGGTTGCAGCTGGAACGGGTCGCCCAGCGCGAGTATCTTGACGCCGAACGACGCCATGTCCGCGCCGACGGTCTTGTCGATCTGGCTGCACTCATCTGGCACCAGCAGCTTCGCGGTCTTGGCGGGGCTGTCGAGGTTCAACGAGAACATCGGCCGCATGACGTTGGCCCGCTCCTCGGTGATCTTGTGTGTGATCGAGATCAGCTTGATGCGGTTCTCGTGCGGCTCCTTCTCCAGGAGCAAGCGCTCGGCCTCAAGCTGCCGCAGCCGCTCCTTGCTCTTGTCCTTCGGGCTGTAGATCGCCGAGTGGATCGTGCTGGCGTTGGTGCAGCCTTTCTTGTGCAGGACGTGCGCGGCTTTACCCGTGGGCGCCATGAATAGCACCTCTCCGTCCACGTCCTTCGCGAAGTGCCTTGCGAGCGACGTCTTGCCGCTGCCGGCGGGACCGAAGAAACGGAAGACCTGTGGGGCGTGGGGGTCGGCGAGCCAGGCGGCGACTTTGCGCAGGGCGGTGTCTTGTTGGGGGGAGAGGTCCATGAATGGCCGGTGGGTCACTGCGAAAACAGCGGATACCTCCAAAGAGCGGCACCCGGTGAAGGGTGCCGCATCTGCGTTCGTAAACGATGCAGTAAAGACGATTTTGGAAATCGTCTTCACAGCATCGTTTAGAACACCGCTTCTGCATCCTTCGTCGCGGGGCGCTCGCTGGTCGCTTCCGCCGTCTTCACCGCGCCCTGCCGGATCATCTGGTTGAAGCCCTTGGCGTCCTGGTAGAGGCTGTCGTCGGGCGACAGGCGGACGGCGGTGGCGTCGGCGCCGTTGAAGCCGACCGGCTGGAAGTTGAAATACTTGAAGCCGTCCTTCTCTTCCTTGATGGTCTTCAGGCGGTAGACGTGGCTGAACAGCGGCGGGTTGATGCGGCGGCCGTCGCCGACCACGACCTGGACCATTTTGGCCTTGGTGATGAAGTTCTTGTATATCTTCACCTTCATCGAGGTGAACGCGATGGCCGCGTACTCGGTGGTGCCGTCGGCCTTGAGGACGATGACGTACAGGTAGTAGGTCTCGACCAGGTCGTTGCCAGCCTCGGTCTTGTACTCGCCGAACTTCTCGCTCGCGGCCTGCGCCTTTTTCACCACGTCGCTGTCCAGTTCGTGCTTGCCGACGAAGCCACCGCCGTCGTCGCGCGGCTTCCACTCGACGAAGATGTGCTGGGAGAAGCACGGGATCAGCGCGATGCCGTCGGTGCCGGAGTAGGGCTCATTGGTGACCGTATTGAGAATATCACCGGCCTTCGCTGCGGGATTCAGGTCCAGTTTCTTGGACTGCGGCTGCAGGACTTCCAGGAACGGGATGACCAGATCGGTCTGGGAGACGCCCTCGAATCCGGCGCCGACGTCATCGCCGTAGTCGATCACGGCCACGTTGGTGCTCTTCGGCTTCTCGGCCACTTCGCCCTTCGGCGCTGTTGCGGTTTTCTGATTCATTTGCTTCTCTTACCTCGCTTGCTCTTGGATTTTGGGCCGTTTTTTTGAGTGCCGGCGCGCGGTGCACTTTGCTTTGACCCCTTGACCGGGGTCTTCGGTAAACGGGTAGCCGTTGCAGCCACGACGCCATTCTTTTTCTTCTTCGGCGTCATGGCTGCAACAGCTTCAGGACTATCTTCGGCACGTAAAAATTTCGGCGTAGGTTCGTAAACGGGAGCATCGAACAGATCGTCCAGGAGTGCGCCCACCGCATGCACTACCAGCGCGTCCATCGGCCCACCGAATAGTCGTTCGCCACGCTTCGGCCAAAGCCAGATGAAGAACCGGATCACCTTCTCGATCGGCGCGCTGAGGAAGTAAGCTAACACCGGGGCGCCGACGCAGAGCGCGACGACGAGAATGGCGGTGACGAAGGGAGAAAACTGATAGGGGTCGCTCATGGTATTTTTACATCCATCTTGTACATGACGTGGTCGTAAACGACATAGCCGGAGTTATCGACGATATGCCACCAGTCGCCCCCACCTCGGCTCTCGACGGCTTCACTGACCGTGTCGAATGATCCTTTGAAGTCGCCCCAGCCTCCACTCGGATAGTAGTTGTCGCCACCGAATAGTAAGAACTGCTTCACTTCCCGATCTCGATCACCGATTTGCGCTGCCGGAACACGCCCAGCAGATCCATCGGAATCTCCTTGCCCTCTGCAAGCGCCTCGCGCACGAACGCGGCGAGTGTTTGGGTGTGGACGTTGGCCTCGTCCTCGACGATCAGGCCGCGGTTCAGCAGCTCGTCGGCCAGCGCCTTCGCGGCGTCGTCATCATCGCGCCCGAATTCGATGCTGACGCAGCGCTTGATCAGGGCAGCGTGGCCATGCTCGCGCAGCCACTGCAGCGCGCGGCCCTTCGAGTTCTTGGGGATCGAGGCGCGGATCGACTCTTTGATCTTGATGACCAGGCCGCTGGAGGTCTGGAACATCTCCATGCCCAGTTCCTCCATTGCTTGGGGCAGTTCGCGCTCGGCGATCTGGTCGACCGCCTTCTTGGCGATCTCGACCGCTTCCTGTGCCTTCAGCAGAACCTGCTCGGCGTCGGCCTGCTTCTCGGCCAGTTTGCCCAGGCGCACCATGACGTTGTCGGCCTTGGGGCCGTCCGCTTCGGCGGCGTCTGATGCGTATTCGTTTGCGAGATCGTTGATGTCAACCATATTGGGTTCCTTCGTTCCTTTTCTGTGCTTCGATAGTGTCAAATTAGCAGGGGTTTAAGCAGATGTCAAATACTATTTCCAACGGCGCGAAACACACCGTCCACCAGGATCGGCATGTAGCGCTGATCCTTGCCTGACCACTGCAACACCTTGACGCGGCCGTCGTTATAGTCGGCGGCGATGGCGAAGCAGATACTCATCAGCACGGGGTTGCCCACCAGCAGCAGGTGGTCATCGTCGCAGAAGTCGGCGAGCTTGCGGTGCAGATCGTCGAGGAAGCGGTCGGGGGTCCAGGGCGGGACGTTGCTCCCTAATAGGTAGATGATCTCGTCGCCGTGTTCGAGCGCCCCGGACAGGTCGAACTTTGGGACCAGTTCCATCGTTTGGGGGTCGCGGTGGAGCTGGTTTTGGACGGCGAAGATGCGGCTCATTCTGGGCTCTTTGGGTTCAACACGAAGCAGGCGATATGTCGGCCGGTTCCTTTGCCCTGAGAACGGTCCTCGGTGGCAAGCCAGCGCACATCGCCCAGATTACGCACTTCAGCGCCGGCTGCCAAGAGCATGAGCACCCACTTGTCGATTGGGTACACGAGGACGACTCGCTTGCCTTTCTGCTGCTCGGCGATGGCCTTGCGCACCCATGCGGTCGGACCTTTCTTCTTGCCTTGGTGGATGATGGAACCAAACGGCGGATTGACGTAGTTCGACGTGCCCCACTCATCGGTGAGACCGTCGAATCCCTCCGGCTTCGGGTACGGGCACGGATCGAAGTTGAAGCCGAACTCCAGATCAAGCTGTTCGTAGAGAGGACGGCGTGAGCCAGTAGTGCTTGCCGTCATCACCGTTACCGACGTGGAACTTATTGTCGGACGGTGCGAGTTGCGACTGATGCATTACTTGAACCATAGGACGAGCGATCCAGAAAGAAAACATAAAGAGCCGAAGATATATAAGAGCAACGCTATTTTATCAGCGGACATGTGTCAGATCCACCCCTTGATCACGTCGCCATTGATTTCGCCGGCCACATCGAATTTGGATCGCAACGCCGGGATGATCCGCTCGTCCACCGTCCCCGTCCCCACGATGTCGATGATCTCCAGCGCATGCTTCTTGCCGATCAACTGTGGACGATCTTCGCTCTGTAGGCGGTCGATCAATCGGAAGGTGTTGGTATGGTAAATCGCGGTCTTCGCTGCGTAGAGCGGAAGACCAGAGCCGCCGACCTGGGCCTTGGACAGGAACCAACATACGTCCTCGGGATCATTCTGGAAGCGATGCTTGGCCGCAGCCCGATCTTCATCGCTCACCCGTCCATCATACTGCACGAACGGGATGCCCTTCTTCGTCATCTCGATCTTGAGCAGGTCGATGTCCATGTCGAAGCGGCACCACACGATGCCTTTATGCCTGCGATCCTCGATCACCTCCATCGTCGTATCAACGCGGGGGTTGCGACCAGGCATGACGTGGTGGACCTCCTCGATCTCGGATGGCAGGTAGCCTGATGCGATCTGTTGGAGACGCAGCAACCGAACGATGGGCAGCACGCTGGTTACCAACTCACCGTCCACCTCGACCATGTACTCGTCGCGCAGCGCTTGGTAGATGCGGTCCTGCTCCGGCGTCATCTCGAAGTACCGCTTCGAGTACAGCTTCTCCGGCAGGTTGATGTCGGCGTCATCCTCGGTGACGCGAGAGAAGATCGGCTGGATGATCTGGTTGAGGTAGTCGAGTCGCTTGTACCCCTTCAGCAGCGGGAACTCGCGACCGCCGTCCTTCGGCTTGATCTTGACCCATACGCCGAAGTGCGTCTTGAACTCGACGTAACTGTCGAGATGGTGCTTCAACCAGAAGTCGGCGTCGAGGAACTTGAACTGGGAGTAGAGATCGAAGGGGCCGTTGGCGACCGGGGTTCCATTGAGTCCAGTTCGATAAGGGGCGAAGGGACCAGCAGCGACCAGCGTTTTACTCAGCTTGCCGATGTTTCGACCAGGGGGGCTCTTGGCTCGCCAGCAGTTATGGACGAGGTATCCGTTTGCGAAATAATGCGGGCATCCTTCAACTTCGAGATTATAGACGGTGACAGGCACTCTTCGTTCTTGAACCTGAACACAGTCCACCCGAGTTCTTCCAGTTTGGTTTGCTTCTTGATGTCCTTCGCCCTGATCGCATGGGCCAGATGACTCAGACCGTCCACTTCGATTGCGATCATCCGTGCGGGATGTGCCAAATCGGGCTTGTAGTTGGTGGGATAGCCAGGCTGCTTTCCGCCCAACTTGATCGGATACTCGGGAACCCACTCCGAGCCCAGGATGTTCCACAGTTCCTGCTGTGCAGGCGTCAAACCACGACCGTTCCCACCACGGTTCGCCGCTCCCACACAGTCCTTGCCCTGAAGTGCTGCGCTGATCCGTGCGCGGGTTTCGTCCGAACGTGGCTGGCCCTTGTTGGCGGGTGGGCGACCTTTGTTCTTGCCCATCATCGCCTTGCTGACTTTCGCGTAGGTCTCCGGCTTGAACACTTTGGCCCTGTGTTCCGGAGTATTCATTCTCCACTTCGCTGAGCAGGATCGACCGCAGAATCTGCCTCTGTTCGGTTATTCCTTCTTCAACTTCGGAACAAACAGCGCCCCGCAAATCTGACAGGGCCTCTCCGGTAGTCGAAAGTAATAGACCCTGTGTCTTTTCGGCATGTTCCCACCCTAAATCGGTAAACAGCGGATGATCCGCCGTACATTCAATGAGCAACTTATCTTTCGAGAAAAGTTGCACCGTTTGCTGTGTCTTCGACACATGAACATATGAGATGGGCCGAAGACCATTTGAGGTAAGCACCGAGTCGCCCACCCTCAGCGACTCAATAGGTCTCTCACCAGTTTCGGTGGAGATCATCGTGCCTGCAACAAAGCACTCATCGGCTACGAAGTTGGATCGATGTCGCTGCAGAAACTCCTTCGCTGTAGCCTTGCCACGATCCGTCATAAACGCATCGTAACTCATTGTTAAAACAGCGAAGTCCTTATGCTTCACCACCCGCTCGATCTTCTCCTGGTGCTTCAGGGTGTTCGCCTTCGGCGACTCGTAGTAGGCCGCGCGCGTCTTGCGCATAATGCGATCGGGAACGTGTCTGCCCAGCTCATCCTCGACCCAGGACCGCTGCACGCCGTTGGGCGCCAGCACAAACAGCCCGTCTACCTTCCCCTGCTCGTACAGGTAGCAGGTCTTGTCGATGGTCGCCTTGGTCTTGCCGGTGCGCGGCACCCAACCCAGGAAGCGCGCGACGTCGTCGCGGTGCTCCTCGAACTCCTTCAGCTGGTGGGCGAACGGCTCGGACTTGAACTCGTAGCGGTATTCCAAGACAGCTTCCTTTTCTATTGACAAAACGACTCTATCACAGCCTACTTCCTGCGTCTATCCCCGGTCTTCCTCGGCGCCTTGATCACAGTGGCCTCGTAGTGGTAGGTCTCCGTATCCTCCTGAAACGACAACGTCCCAACACTGCGCCGGCCGGAGATCCGTACGAGATCGCGGTACAGATTGATGATCGTCGCGTTGAGGTGGCCAGCGCGCGCGGCCGAGGCGTGCTGCAGTTTGGTAATGTCCGTGCGGCAGGACTCGTGCTCGTGCTTCATGTCATCCAGCAGCTGACGCAGCCCCTCGATTGCGCGCTTGTTCTGGTACCACACGATGACGCCCATGAACGCTGCTGCGCTGAGAAACAGCACTTCGTAACGCCTCTCGCTGCTGAACAACTGCGTGATCGCCGGCAGCAACGCCACTGCGGCCCCGGCGACGGCCGTCAGGACCGTCGAGATGGGCGTCTTCTCGCTATGCAGTTTTACCTCCATCGCGGATAATCCTTGTGCTTGTCTTCCTTGCGCCGGTTGTAGTCGACTGGCCGGTATTGGGCGTCGCCCGTGTTGTTCTTCTCCAGTTCGGTCAGGAAGGCGTTGCGCACGGCCTGCATGGCGAAGGCCCAGAGAACGCGCCACGGCGTCCAGAAGGTCCACACCCGGATACCGGGCACTTTGTAGCGCGCTTCGATCGCGTAGGGGGCCTTGCGCTCCTCGCTGCTGGTGCGCAGCGCCAGGCGGCGTTCACGGCCTCCGAGCCATATCCAGCCCATGATCGTGAGGAAGACGATCATGGAGCCGATGGTCCAGATCGACCAGCCGAACAACGGGCTGAGCGACGTGATCAGCGTGGCGAAGAGGGAGTTAAGCAGGTGCCTCAGTTTCATGGCGACGGCGACCCATAACAATCAGGATGGTAAGTGCCGTCGCGGCACCTATGAGATTAGGCCAAGGCCCGAAGGCTTGGGTGCAAAGCTTCAACGATGATGCCTGCGTACCGAACAGCGCGGTACCGCAGATGCCGATCTCCGACTCCTCCATTATCGCAATAATTGCGGCCAAGCATAAGAGTGTGCGCCAGGGCTCGGGCCACGAGCGAACTGTGAACAGCGTCACAGTCGCGAAGACGATGACCTCCGGTGCCCTACCGACGTACTGAATCCAGCGGTACGCCTCATCCGGACGCGCGAACATATCTGCCCACCAGTTCACGCCGTAGTGGACCACAAAAACAATGGCCGCTGCGAACAATGCAGCGGCCATCTGTAGGCGTCGGGCCATCGGTCGACTAGCCGCCGGGAGGACCCTTGCCGCCGCCGTCCAGCGGCTTCGCGCCCTTCTTCACGGGCTTCGCTTTCGCCTTCTTCTTCATGGTGTCGCTCCTACTGGGGTGACGGGGGCACCGCCGTTGGCGATGACGGCTTGTTCGAGTCCGCCGAGGCCGACGGACTCGACGCTACACTGGGAAAGGATTGCGGATAGTCGGTCAGCAAATCCTGGATCATTTGGTGCGCTTTGGGCGGCTGCATCAGTGCCGCCGGGAACGGCGGGCAGCTTTGCACCACCGCTTGCTGTGGCTGGCTTGCGCACCCGACGCACAACAGGCTGAGCATCATCGCAGTGGCCAGCAACGACGGCCTGAACTGCGGGCTTCTCTTCCGCGACCACGACTTGCTGCTGGGATTCATTGCTGACGACTCCGGTTGTTGCCTGGGCCTGTGAGATGGCCAATTTGGACGCGTCGATCTGTGCCTGCGCGACCGCGGCGTCCCATTCGTTCTTCTCGTAGTGCTTGCCGACGAAGAAAGCACCGCCCGTTGACGCAAGCCAGAACAGGACCGCGCCGAGCATTACGTAGGGGTTGAGCATTTAGTTCTCTTTCACTGTGACGGTGCTACCGCCGGCCTGGACGCGGATGTCCTGCGCCATTGCGGGGTCTTTCGGCTTCAGGGCCATCGCTGCGCCCATGCCGGCGAGCGCCGACCCCAGACCGATGCCGAAGGTCTGCGGGTCGAACTTCGTGTAGTTGGCGATGGCCAGGCCCAGGAACACCAGTACCCCGAGGAAGGTCAGCATCTGAGCCATCTCGTAGGTTTCATTGTCGTTTCCCGTGAGGGTATTTCTCAGGAGACGACCGAGGATGTTCATGGGCCTGCGACCCGATTACGCCAGGAAGTGGACGCACAGGCCCATGCCGAAGCCTGCGCCGAGTGCGATCACCCACGGCAGATGGGTCTTGACGAAGGTCTCGACGGTACTCTCGGTCTTGACCGCTACGCCAAGGATGGGGGTGACAAGCGCCTTATACTCGGCCTGTGCCTCGGCGCTCAGCGTGGTGATCTCGGTCTTCAGTGTCATGGTTGTCTCCGGTTTCCTGTCGATTCTACAGCGCTTATCTGGTATACGCTATGGTGTTTTGACCCTACAGGATCAACCCCAGCGCCGCCTGTCCGGTCGACGCTGCGGCCGTGATCGCCTGGCGGATATCAACGTGCGCCTTGTACTGATCGCTGACGCTGATGGTAGACGTCTCGCCCAGAGCCAGCATGATGACCTGTTTCGTGACTCCGTCGATACCCCCGTTGGCCGCGATCTCCGCGTCCGAGGTAGTGTGCGTGAACTCGGTCAGGATCGGGTGCTTGTTGGCGTCGACGGTGGTCGTGCCATCGGCACCGACCTGGCGTGTCGTCACCGTCAGCACGAGTGCCTGGGTATTGGCATTACGCTGAATCGAGCAGACGACGCCTACGGTCGCCCCCGTGTCCAGGAGTAGGAACTGGTCGGGCCAACTGCCTGTGACCGTTGTCTTCGTATAGGACATAGTGTTCGCCTAGACTCCGCCCGATTCGGGGAGCGTCTTGATGTTGTGGTGGAGGATGTACGCGCCCTCGATGTCGCCGGCCCAGAAACAGCGGTCTCCAGCGTTGATGCCCACGATTCTGCGAAGGCCAACAGGGGTGACGAGAATCACCTCCTCGAAGTGTATGTCATCGCCGCGCATAACGGTCACCACGTTGCCTAGCGCCTCGCTGGCATAGACGTAGGAACCGTCGATGCGCCGCAGCGGTGCGTCGAGCGAACAGGTCAGCGTGATGCCCGACTTGGTCAGTACGCGCACGCACAGTTGCGGCACGCGCACCGCGTGCACCACCGCGTGTGTCTCGTTGGCCAGGGTCGTCTCATTGACGCAGAGGATCGGCGTGCAGCACTCGACGTCTGCCGCCAGGCCGAGCGGCAGGAAGCACTCGTCGGATACGCATGCGCCACCGCCCCCACTGCCGCTACCCCCGCCACTGCTTCCTCCCGATGCGGGATAGGTAATGGCTACACTGCCCACGTAGACGACGCCATCGGTCGTCGTCAGTCCGAGGCCCGTCGTGTCGGAATTCAGTATTAGGGAACCGCCCTTGAAGCCAGGATCGTCGTACCACAGGAAGTAGGTGACGGTGGTGGAGGGCGTTCCCGTCAGGGTGAGGCTGCTGGCGTTGTAGGACGTTGTTGCACTGCCGGCGATCAGGGTCGCCGCGCTGACGCTGATCGTCGCGCCGACAGGAGGACCCCCTGTCGTGGTGTACGAGATGGTCAGCCCGGACCATGTGCTACGGATGCTTCCCACCGTGGTAGAGGACGAGTTACCCTGCGGCGTCTGCAGCACCAGCGTCGAGCCGTTGAAGTACGCAGTCTCCACCAGCGGCGCGCTCTTTTTGCCCTGCAGGTTGATGCTCTGGACCTGCACTGTGTAGGTGCCAATGCGGCCCAGCGGGATCGATGAGTAGGGGACGCGAACGTTCGGTAACTGGACCGGATTATCACTGTCCACGAAGTACGACACGATATAGCCGGCGACCCCCAGAACGGTGGCCCAGCTCGCGTTGATCTGCAGGGCGTAAGCGCTACCGCTGGGCGCTACCGACTCGGTCAGCGTCATGGAGGCAGGTGCCGCCGGCAGCGCGGCGTTGATCGACACCGTCCGAGGCACGATGGCGAGGCCAAAGTCGATGCTGTCGTACTTGGATGGGTTGTTGGCGACGCCCTGGATCTGATAGATATTCTTGTCGGACTCGACGACCGAGATGATGCGGAACAACTGCGGTACAACCTCGGTGCCTGAAAGTATCCAAATCGTCCCCGCCTTCGGCAGTTCGCCCAGGGGCAGCGTGAGGATCACTGTGCTGTACTGGCCGTCGGAGGGGACAGCGGCAACCGGATAGGTGGCGATGCCGCCGTTGCTTGTGATCAGCGACAGCGTATAGGTACTCGCCGCCAGCATCTGCGCGGGCGCGTCGAGTGTGAGGATTGCGCCACCGACGGAGAAGTTGAGGAGCGGCAGAAGACCGCCGTCGAGGAAGACCGCGGCCAGTTCGCCGTCGGGCGCGTAGGGGATCGGGTAGGGACCGAGTCCCGACACCGCGCTCTCGGTGCGCTCGTAGCCCGAGACGATGCTGCCATAGCTGGCCACCACGATCAGGTGCTGGTAGTCGGACGTGGTAAGGCCGACCAGCATGACGCCGACGCCAGACACGGAGTAGTTCGGGCTTGGGATCAGGCGCCCGTCCAGAAACACCATTGTGACGGTGCCGTCCGGAGCCTGCGGCAACGCGTAAGGACCGTTCCCACTAACCGCCGCCTCGTAGCGGAAGAAATGTGCCGTTGTGCCACCCTGGCTGAAGAGCACCACGAGCTGGTTATAGTTGGGGGCAGCGATGCCCCCCAGCGTCAGGGTCGACCCAGACAGTGAACAGTTCGCGCTGGGAAGCAGACCGCCGTCCAGGAAGGCCATGACCAGCAGGCCATCCGGCGTCCCGTTGAGCAGGTAAGGACCGAGCCCCGACACCATCGCCTCGTAGCGGCCAAAGTTGTTGGGTGCCAGGGAGCCGTAAGTGAACAGCGAGACGAACTGCTCATAACTTCCCGAGTTGACACCGACGAGGGTCACGCCAACGGTGCCGCTGGGAACCAGATTCGTCGCGTTGGTGAGCAGGCGGCCGCCGAACCGCTTACCGGCGCGCAGCGGATCGAGCACCTGCACGATCTGTCCCGGCCTGCCGACGGCGCCTTCGAGTCCGGTCGACCACGTGCATATTTCGGACTCCATGCGCTCGGAGTAGAGTATCCAGCGCCCGACGCGCTCAGCCTGTCCCTGCGACGTGCAGCCGACGGCGACGACCTGCGTCGAGATGACACCATAGAGGGAGATACCGGCGGTGTCCTCGACGTACTGCACGTCCTGCGCGTAGAAGTTGTTGGGGTTGTTCCACGTCACCAGGGCGACGGTGTGGCGCGCACTCGACGATGCTCCAGCGTAACTGAAGACACCGCCGATGACGTTGGCTGCTGTGTATTGGTAGATCGGGTCGGCGGGTGCGTCCTGCGCTGCGGTGATCGTACCGCCGGCCCAGAACACCATGCCGCGGAAGATGCTGGCCATCTGCTGTAGGACGGTGTACGCCTCGTTCAGCGTCTGGATGTAGACGTTGCAGGTGAACCGGGGCTCCGTGCCGCCGGTCCCGTTGTCCACCAAGCCATCGCAGTACTGGGCGATGGTGTAGAGCGACCACTTGTCCACCGCCGTCGCGGGGATGTACCTGCCCAGGCCGTAGCGGCTGTTGGTCAGCAGATCGTAGTAGCACCAGGCGGGATTATCGCTCCATGCGATCTGGAAGGTGCCGTCCCAGACGCCCGTGTAGGTGCGCGCCACAGGATCGTAGTTGCTGGGCACCTGGATGCGCAGCAGCTTCATATCGTAGGCGCGGGTCGGGATCTCGTCGAACTGCGAGCTGTCGATGGTGGTGCCCAGGACCGCGCTGTTCGGATAGCCCAGCTTGACGTCCTCGATCTCGTCGTAGGTGTCCCAGTACAGGTCGTTGGCCAGGGTGGTGGTGACGTTGTCCGAGGTCAGGCGTGTCAGACGGATGTCCCACGGCGCCGAGCCGGTCAGCGCGATCTTGTATGCCTTCTGGACCTGGACATCGCTCTTGCCGCTGATAGTGTCATTGACCACGTTGACGTAGCCGGCACCATCACTCTGCACGTCGATGGTCAGGCTGATGGCTGTGCCAGTGATCGATCCGTCGCTGTTAACGATGTAGAGCTGCGGGATACCGATGGTGACGCGCACCTCGTCCACATCGGTGTCGGTAATGGTACGGATGATCGGCGACGCCTGGAACACCTTGACGTTGACGGTGAACTCGTTGGCTACGTCCTCGAAGCCGGGCAGGTAGCTCTGCCCCTGCGTGCCCGCCTGGAAGTAGACGTTGACGCCGTTGAAATTGAAGCTGCCGTCACCGTTCTGCAGCGGGACTTGGTCGTAGTAGATCGACTGCATCCCATTGACCAGTCCCTCAACCTCGCCTTCGCAGATCAGGTCGACGAACTGCGCAAAAGCGATGGACTTGAGGGTGGTGGGGCCTTCGTTGATGCCACCTGCGGAACCACCCTTGCCGCCGGCACCGATGATGGATAACCGCTTATCGGTCACGGGACGTTGACCTGTATATTGCCGCCAGCGCCGCCATTGGTCGGCGGCACGTAGTTGACCGCTACCGGGGAGATGGTGATCTCGGCACTGATCACCACGCTGCCCACAATCAGGCGCCCGTAACCGACCGGGACGGGGTTGCCTTGGGCAGTTGTGTTGATAGCGCCGTTGAACCCGAAAGCCTGGTCTGATCCGCCGTTGGTCTGCGGAAGAGGGGTGAGCAGTTGGATGATGCCGCCGATCAGCATTGCGCCACCGGCCACGATGAGCTGGTTGCCTGCGGTGCCGTAAGAGAAAGCATCCAGCACGACGCCGACGACGATGAGTACCGCACCCAAGATGATCTGTAGGACGCCGCCTTTCTTGCTGCCCATCACGACGGGCGAAATGTAGATGCGTCCGCTGCCTGTGAACTTCAGCTCGCTCTCGCCAATATTGTGGCCATTGCTCCACACGTTGTAGCCGATGCCGCGCTTCTCGGAATCGACCATGTACTTCTCGAAGTCCCGGAAGTTGGCGTTCAGCGCGCGAATCGCCTCGGCCGGCGACTTGACGTCCAGCAGATGGTTCTTGCCATAGCGCTTGGCCAGTTCGCCGTGTAGGACTACTTCGCGCATAGCTTCTCGTGCCGAATGATCATCAGTGTGTGTTTTTTGTAGTAGCCGCCGATGTAGGGCTCACGCGACGACAGTCGACCGTAGAGGTGGTGCAGCATAACACCGTCACCCAGATACAGGGCAGCGTGGTTCGCGACGTTCGCGCACACCTGCATCAGAATTACATCGTAGGGCTTCGGTCCCTCGTAGACGCGCACAAATCCCGCCTTAGTGAAGTTCTCCACGTACAGGTTGTCGCCCTTCTTCCACCACTCGTCGGGGCGCTCGAAGTCAGGGATGTCGATGCCGCAGTACTCCATCATGCCGTCCCGAATGATGGAATAGCAGTCGTGAATGCCGTGGGTGAAGTTGCGCCCGATCAGCGGCGCGCGGAAGCCGCTCGGCGCGCAGTATGCCCACTCGATGTTCGGCAGGCTGAGGATGTGCCACGGTAGTCCCGTCGATTCGCAGGAGGACAGGTCGGCTATCGACGGCTTGGCGCGGGCGTAGGGATGGGAGTGGAACACCGCGACGATCTTGCCCATCTCCTCGCAGGCGGCGTAGTCGCGCGCGCCGATCTTGAAGTGATCGGCGTGTCCGCTCAAGTTCTTGCAGGGATAGTAGTGCGCGTCGTCGCCGACAGCGTAGACCAGTCCGCACGCCTCGGCGGGGAACACCGACTGGGCGTGGGCGAGAGCGTCGTCCTTCCAGTAAGTCATTGTTATTGTTGAATAAGTCCAGCTGCCGGAAATCCGCCGTAAGGCAGCTGGCTCGCAGCCCCGAACCGCGCCTTACAGCTCGACAGCCTCTTCCCGCACACATCGTTCGCCAGCGTCGACGGATTGTCGTTCGCATCGAAGTACAGCCCCGGCACCGGAATCCACGTGCACTCCGCGCCCCTGTAGAGCCACGGACACACGTTCTGGATGATCTGTCGAAACGGCAGATTCACCCCGGCCAGATCGAAGATCGAGGCGAGCGTGAATACCACTGACGTCTTGTCCTCTGAAGACTTCTGGAAAATGTAGTAGACCTCATCCGGCAGGAACTGGTCCGGATCGGCCGTCGGATTCACACCGCCAGGGAAGTTGACCGCGTCGAGGTACTTCACCATCGTGCGGTGCCGGATCACTTGCGCCTGCAGCAGGTCGCCGTAGGACGCGATGTAGGACGAGAACAGACCGCCCACATTCGACACGGTCAGTTTAGGCTGCGGCAGCGTGCCATGGCCGCTGTACTCGAAGCCGTTGGCCTCGATCGGGTAGGGCTGGTAGGTGTTGCCCTGCCACACGACCGGCGCGCCCAACTGGTTCACACCAGAATGGAAGTAGATCACCGACGCGCCGAACGAGGTCAGATCGACCTCGAACAACTCGACCATGAAGCCAGCGTTGAGCTGGCTGATGTCGGTAAGGATCGGCATGCTAGGTCTGGTTGTTCAGGGTGCCCGCGATAACGCGTCCAACGCGTATGCCGCCACCGCTGCTGTTCCAGTGCAGGCCCTCGATGGTCCACAGGTAGACGTTCGCCGAATTGATGTTCGAGTCGTTGCGCAACTCGACATAGGGGATCGCATTCGCCTGGGCGAAGGCACGCATTGCATCATCGATGTTCTTGCCGGTAAGACCCTGCGCGTTCGGCGTCGTGTCCGCCGTATATACAACGCTGCTGATCGTGCAGGCGCCGCGGTAAGACGGCCCCGCGAAAACAACCAGCAGATTCGCGTTGAGCGCGTATATCCCATTCAGCAGCTTCTGCATTTGGCCGTAGGTCGAATTGACCGTCGCCGCGTCGCCGAGTGCGCCGAGCGGTCGTGCCGCCCCGCCCCACTCGTTGTGTCCTTCCTGGAAGAACAGGATGTCGATGTTGGCGAGCTGGTTGACGCCGGACGGGTTGTAGGGATTCGCGCCCGAGGTGATCTTGGTCGCTAGTGCCGCGATGTCGTAGCCGGGATTGCCGTCGTTGAATACCTCGATCAGCCCGGTCTGCTGGATGACGGTGCCCTGGTAGTTGTTGTTGTTGGTTTGGCTGTTGCCGAAGAAACCGATGCGCTTACCCGCGTTCGCGTAGACGGCTCCCCCACCACCATAGCTTTTGCCCGCCACCAGCGAAGAGACGCCGCCATACATGGTCGTGTCCGTCGACACCGTCGAAGGGACGCTGATGTTGTAGGTGCCCGTGCCGCCTGTTCCCGTGCCCAAGGAGGATATCGTCGTACCCGGAGTGACTCCGGGACCGCTGATCGAGTCCCCGATGAGAACCTGACCGCTGGCAACGGCCGAGATCGTAAGCACCGTCCCGGCGATCTGGGCAGTAAACTGGGATCTGTTGACGATGGCCGTGCGGCCCTGGCGCACGGTGCAGGCGGGCAGATCGGTGAGGTTCGGCCGGTTGAACTGGGCGAAGTAGCAGGTGGCCGGAACAGGTACCCATGTGTTGGCGGAGCAGGTGCCCTGCGTCGCCGTGAGCGTGCCGCTGGCGAAGGTCTGCGCCACGTCCATCAAATAGGTGCCCGCAGCGCCAGTCGTGCCGCTCAGTTGCTGCAGGACATTGGTGACGGAGGTGGCCCCGTTGAGGCGCTGGCCCACCTGCACGACGCCGCTGCCGACGGCCGACACCGTCATCACGTTGCCGGTGATCGACGCGGTGATCGATGCGGCGGACGGCGACGATACGTAGGTGTTGCCGGTGATGTCGTAGAAGACCAGAGAGCTGAAGTTCACCGAGCACGCGATGTAGTCGCCCGGATTCACCTCAAACTTACCGGATAGGGAGAAACCGGACGTGGTGCTGATCGCTCCGTTCACCGCGCTGATCGACTTGTTGTAGACGATCTTGCTGGGGTTCAGGATGTTGGCGTCGTCCGCACGCATGTCCGTGACGGCCGCACGCGCCTGCTGCAGCGCCGTCAGGTTCATCGTCGTGAAGGTCGGGTATCCGAACGACGTGTACGGCGATGGCAGGGTGCTCCCCCAGGAGAACTGGTGGGTCGCCTGGTTCGTGATAAGCAACTGGAACCTGAACCAGTAGGCTCCGGCGGGGCGAGCGAACGGTGTCGCGGCGCCTACGGTCGTCGAGGACAGGAAGTTCTGGAAGACGTCGTAGTAGCCCACGACGGCGCCATTCGTCATGATGTTGTTGGAAGGGTCGAGCAGGATGAAATCGCTCACCGAGTAAAGCGAGTTGGTGACGTTCGGCAGACCGCTGGCTGTATTGAGCGCGAAGCCGTTGGTTGCTTTGGTCAGGTCGTACAGATTGAAGGGCAGCAGCGGCGAGATTAGTTTCGCGGTCAGGCGCGCCGAGTCCAGTGACATGCCATTGGAGGCAAACGCGTCCACCCAGCCGAACGCCATGTAGGTCGTGGGAAGAACCGACCCTGGGACCAGTTCCTGGTTCGTTGAGCCGGAGGCGATCGTCTGGCTGAACTGCAAGGTGAAGCAGCCCGCGGGGACCGTAAAGGGGGTATTGGTAGCGACGCCCGCCACGTAGGAGACGAAGGTACCATTCTGGTCGAAGTACGCCAGCTGGCTGCACGATAGGTTGAAGGTGTATGTTGCGCCGGGGGTAACGGCGATGCGGGCGCTCGCGAAGTAGCTCGCGTTTGTGCCAAGCGTTCCGTTGGTGTTCACAACCATGCCGGTGGTGATCCGGTTTTTGTCGAATATATTGATGACCTGGGGTGGCTGCGCGAACGACGCGGCGGAGACCGCGATTGCCTGATTACGGGCCACGACCTCGCCCGACAACGACGCCGAACTGCTGCTCGGCACGATCGTGATCGCGGTGGTGCCGATGGCGCTGATGCCGGCGGCGGTCTGGACCACGTAGAAGGAGTATCCCGACAGCGTGTTTCCGTCCGTCACCAGCACGCATGCGGAACCCAGGCCGGGAATCATATTCTCCGGAGAGCGTCGCGTCAGGACGGCGGCCACGCTGACGGTACCGGCCGTGGTGCAGGTCGCAATGCCGTTGTTGGCGGCCGTCGCCTCTCCCGGAATGACGACGGAGTCGCCGAGAGCGACGGCCTTTCCGTCTAGCGTAAGGACGCCCACCGATGTCATCGTCCACGTCGCGCCGACGCCACCACTACCGTTGTTGTAGGTGTTCGCGGGAAGCGGGGCAGGAACGAAGTTCCCCGCGACAACGGCGCCCGACACGAGGCGCACAGAACTGCGGTTCGGGGTGCCCACCTGGGCGCTGGCTGCGGAGATGGCCGCATTGCCGGCCGAGGTTGCTGCTGCATTCGCCGATGACAGCGCGCTGGTCGCCGATGAACTGGCAGAGGTGGCGGAACCCGTTGCAGACGTCGCTGCGGTGGTCGCGGTCGCGGCGAGTGCAGCGACGTCGAACACCGGGATTGCGTCTCGTGTGAATGTGGTGCTGTCGGGCAGTATGCCCGTCGCGTCGTAGACGCCGTCGGGCGCCGCGAAACTGGCATAGCCGTTGACGTCGCTGAAGAAGGGGTTCGACAAGCTCGTCACGCCGTCCTGCTCGTAGAGCGTCGCGAGGGTCGTGGTCTGCGTCACGAAGACGGAAACGGAGACGCCCGGTTGCACGTTACCCGAGCGATCCTGCACCAGGAAGGATACGTATCTCATGTCTTATTCCACCAGTCCAGAGTCGCCTAATACGACGTCATAAAGAAGGGGCACGGACCCCTCGAACACCTCCAGGAATGTTCCCGTCAGGGTCGATTCATTGAAGTCCACGTACTGAACATCATACTGCTGGCACACATAGCGGGCTACGGTGCCGTTGGGGTTGATATAAAAGAAAGCTTGCACACCTCCCCACACGTCCAATTGCGCCTCCACCTCGTTGACGGTCTCGGTGTCACGGGTGAAGGTGAAGGGAATCTGCTTGGGGTTGGTATTGATGCCGTCGCCGGCCCGCTGCTGGTACCCGTCGCCATAGGCCGCCGTAAGGACGCGCGGCGCCGATGTCGAGTGAGACGTGTAGTCGACCTGCCAGCCGAACGTGGGCGTCGTGTAATCGCTCATCGCGCGGACGCCGCCAGCAGGCCACCTGGGCGCTGCTGCTTCACCAGTTCGTTCTGCACCACGGTCTTGATCGCGATGCCCAACTGACGGCCCTGCTCTGCGGCATCAGCGTTCGTGTTGCTGTTCTGCACGTTGACCGAGATGCCGACATTGTTGGTGCTGCCGGTTCCGCTCGACGACTGCGACGCGGGGATCACGGTGCCGCCTTGGTTGCCGTTGAGCAGATAGGTCTTACCGCCCTGGTTGAACGTTTCGGTGCCAATCTCGTTGACCTGCGTGATGCTGTTGGCACCGACAGGACTTCCCACCGCTGCGGCCATCGTGATGCCGGGGATGGTGGCATTACCGACGCTGCTCGCCGCGCTGGTGGTGCCCGTCGCCCCGAAGATCGATGCCAGCCCACTGAAGAAACCGCCGATGGCCCCCTGGTTGCTGATGATCAGGTTCTCCAGCAGCTTATCCGTCTCCAGCTTGACCAGGTCGGCGAGGATCGACGTCACGAGGCTGGTGAAGTTGATCTTTCCGGTGGTGACGAAGTTCGCCAGCGCGGTGCCGATGCTGTTGAACGTGTCGGTCATCAGCGAGTTGATCATCTTCGCGCTGTTCATCGCATCGTCGTGCATCGTCGAGAAGAAGGTGCTGATGCCAGTCTGCGTCGAGTTCTTCTGCGCGTTCTGGAAGGACAGCAGCTGATTCTGGTACTGCAGGAGCTGGTTGCGCGCGTTGGTGTAGGCGTCGATCTCGTCCTGCGTCTTGCCTGTACTGTAGGTCTGGATATCGCCGTACGCCTTTAGCTCGTTGGCGAGCTGCGCCTGCGCCAGGGTCGTGTCGCCCAGGTGCGCGGCCATCACCTCGGCGCCGTCAATGGCGAGGTTCTGCTGCTGCACGTAGAGCTTGAGCGCCTGCTGGGACTTGGCGTAGTCGGCGGATGTCAGCGCGTCCTTGAGGCCCGACGTCTGCGTGTCGCTCTTCGGTGTACCTGATGTCAGCCCTTTCTTGGTCAGTTCCAGCAGGTCCTTCTGGTATTCCAGTTCGACGTTGGTCTTACCAATCGCGCTCGCCTCGGCGTTGATCTTGTTGATCAAGTCATCGTAGGACTTGGTCTCCTTCGCTGCGTCCTGCGCCTTCTGGGCCGCAGCAACGCGGTCAGCGGCGTCGCTGACGTCACTCTTTTGGTCTGACGACAGGTTCTTCAGGTCGCCCTGCGTGAGGCGGAACTTGATCACTGCATCGGTCGCGGTGCTGACGCCGTCACCGTACTTCTTGTAGTTATCAGCGGCGAACTGCAGCCGCACGGCCTGGTCGTCCAGGCTCTTCATGATCTTGTCGTACTCGGACTCGGCCTGCTTGGCACCCTTCTGGTCGGCCAGCACAGCGTCGTACTTCTGCGCAGCCTCGTAGGCCGGACCGTAGGAGGCAGACAGTGTGTCCAGCGCCTCCTTCATCTTGGCGGGGTCGTTGGCGTACTGCGTGGTGATCGCGCCCGCTTCTTTGCTGCCCTCGTACTGCACCTTGGCAGCGTTGCCCATGCCGTGGGTCGCGGCGTCCTCGTTGAACTTGTCCTTCTGTTTGCTGAGATTATCGAGTTCCTTTTGGTACTCCTTCAAGAACTCGATCTCGGAATTGCCGCCAGCGCCCATCGAGCCGCTGATGATCTGACCCTCCAGCACCTTCAACTCATCGTTGAACGCCTTCTGGGCAATCGTGGTCTTATCGAGATCGCTTTGCAGTTGGTTCAGGTGCTCGCTCAGACCGGCAGTTGAGGCGCCGAACTCATCGGAGCCAGCATTGCCCTGCATCATCGCGTCCTGCACCTCAAGAATCTGTGCCTTCAGCGTGTCGATCTTGGGCTGCAGATCAGCTGACTGGGACTGCAGCTTCTGCAGTCCTGCGCCGAGCAGTGTGATGCCCACTCCGGCATCCCCGGCTCCGCCTTCTTTGACGCGCGCAAGGACGTCGTCCAGCTTGCCCAGTTCCTTCTCGGCCTCGTCGGTCTGCGTGGCGAAGTAGTAGACGGCGGCTGCGGCGGCCAGGAACAGGCCCGGCACGCCACCGATCAGCGCCAGCATCCCGCGGCCAACTGCGGCGAACGCGCCTCCCGCGATGGTCGCCAGGGACGTCGCTTCGGTGTACGCGGCGGTGGCGGCGATCTGCTCGGCCTTGGCCGCAACGTCCGCCTCCTCGGCGGCAATGAGGCCCGTGGTGGCAGCGATGAGGGTCGCCTCGACGCGCGCCTGCTGCGTGCCGAGCGTCGCCAGCTCGGTCAGCGCTACGGACTCTGCTTCGGTGGCGAGGACAAGCTGCGCCTGGGCGTCGCGCAGGATGCCGGTGGTGACAGCCGCCGCGCCGATGGCTGTCGTGGCGGCTACTGCGGCCTCGGCCTCGGCCGTCTTCGCCTGCGCCACGACCAGCGCGCTCTCGGCATCGGCACGCGCGGCTTGCACCGCAGTCAAGGTGGCTGCAGTATTCTCGACCTGCGAGGCCGTCTGGACCACCTGCGCCTCAGTGCGCGCCACGACGGCGGCGGCACCCTCCATATTCATCGCCGCGAAGGCATCGGTCGCCGCGACCGAGTTGATGGTCGCCTGCGTCGAGGCGACAAGGCTGGCCGTGACGCCGCCCAGCGCCTGGCCGGCAAAACGCGTCAAGAGGATGCCCGCAGCGACGGTCCCCACATCAGCGATTGCGCCCAGGTTGTCTGCGAGCCCCTTCAGTCCGGCGTTGGCCACGTCCGTGAACAGTCCGCCGCCCATCTGCGCGCGCAGCTCGAACCAGGCGTTGCCGAGCCGGTTGATGTTCGCGGTGATGTTGTTTGTCGTCTCCAGCAGGGCGCCAGGGTTCGACAGCTGGTTGAACGACTGGATCAGGATCGGGACCATGTCGCTGGCCACGAGCTGGCCCTTCTTCATCAGGTCGTCGAAGCTGCCGGTCAGGTGGGCGACGTTCTTCGCCCAGGCCATGACGTTGCTCTGGAAGATGGGTCCGATGCCGGGGATATCGATCGCCAGCATCTGCCGGAACTGACGCGCCTGCACCACGTTCTTGTCGAGGATTTCCTGCAGGGCGTAGAGCGCCCGGTTGACGTTGTTGACCGGCAGGCCCAGGGAACTGGACGCGGTCGACAACGATAGGAACAAGGCGCGCGTCTGGTCCAGCGGGATGCCGGCGGACTTCGATGCCGCCTCAAGGCGCGAATACTGGAGTGCACTGCTCTGCAGGCTGATACCCAGCAGGTTGGATGTTTGCTCCAGGAACTTGAACTCGGCGGATGCCGCAGCGGTGGACCCGGTCACGCTCTCCAGGGTGTACTGGATGCGCTGCACCGCGACCTGCGCATCGACCAGACCCTCGACGGCCTCCTTCAGCGCCTCGAACGTCGCCAGGTACAGCCCGAACTTGACCAGCGCGTTGCCCAGTTCACCGAAGTCACTGGTGAGACCCTGCACGCTCTCCGACGCACTGGCCGAGGTTGTGCTGATGGAGGTGAAGCCCAGAGAGCCCGTGGCGCCGAGCTGGGCGACTGCGGCCTCAGCGGCCTCGGCTGAGGCGACCAGTTCCAGTAGCGACGCCGTCGCTTTGTCCGTCGACGTGGAGTCGACCGCGATGATCAGGCTTGCGGTCTCGGTCCCAGACATTAGGTGTGCGCGCTCCTCTTGGCGTCAAGGGCCATTATCACATCCACCTCCCACGCGGATAAGTCCACGCGGTTCAGGCGCATCCACGCCCCAAGTTCCTGGTAGCTGATCGGCCCGCGGATGCTGATTGTCCACTGCCACAGATAGGCCAGTTCGGGCGGACACTCCGGGATCGCGGCCAACTCGCGCGGTTTCTTCCCGGTCTGCTTCCAGACTGCCTCAAGGTGGGCACGGTGAGAGACCGTGCTGCCCGTGGGGCAGCGCGCGAGTTCTACGTGAGCGGCGGCGTGGGCGCAGAGGTCGTCGACGCGGGAGCGAAAAAACGCGCGTTGGCGGCCGCCGTCCGGTCGACCATATCGGCGATCTGCGGCGCATCGATCAGGAACTGCCGCACGTTCGCGGGCGTGCACTCCTCCTCGAAGGACCAGGATGCGACCAACGCGGCCTGGCAGTCGACGAGACGCTCGCGGATCACATCGGCGACCTGCTTCTGACCGGCGGTCTCGGTCCCCGGCGCGTTGAGCGAGGAGATGCGAGCCGCTTCCTGCAGGGCGCTCTTATACGCCTCGCGGAAATGGTCCGAGAGCTGACTGCGCACGACGATCCAGTGATCGGTCTTGCTGCCGTCCGGCGCGACCAGATCGACCTTGATACCTTCGTTGGCCTTGTCGCGCGTCTTGAACAGATCCATTGAACTCATATGCGTTACGTCGTCCGGGTGATCTTGAGGGTGGTGCCGGTCACCGTGTCCAGGATGCTCTGGTACGGAAGGGTCAGCATGATGGGACCATCGTCCTTGACGTCCGGATTCGAGCCGTTGTACTTCAGGTTGGGCACGAGGAAATCGTAGCTGTTCGTGCCGTCGGTGAAGGTGAACTCCAGACTCGACTCGGTCTCGTTGATGAACAGGTCCAGCAGCGAGAGATCGGTGAAGTAGGCGATGATCTGGCCGGTGACGTTCGCCGTGCCCTCGGTGATGCCCACCGCCGCTTGATTGCCGACGGCGAACTGCGCGGCCAGCTTGTTGGTGAACTTCAAGTCGAGCTGCGTCACCGTGGCGATAGCGGTGCCGCCATTCTTGATGATGCCGGTGAACCCGTCCATCGGGGAGGTGGTGGACAGCGAGCCGTAGGTCGAGCCGGTGATCGCGACGGAGGCGGTCGTCTCGCTCAGACCCACAACGGGAAACGTGACATCGATCAAGCCGTTCGGCTTGACGCTGAAACTGAAACCGTCGATCTGACATCCCGTCGAACGGATGTACTGGCCGATGTCGTCGAAGAACCGCTCGATGGTGAAGCTGGTCTGCGTGGTACCGATGATCAGGGCGTTGCTGGTCCACGCCGTCTGCATCATCGCTGCGGCGATCAGGTCATCGAAGCTGGTGGCCGACAACTCGCTGACGATGTCGCCGCCGACCTGGTAAGTGCCGTGCCGGTAATTGGCGATCTGTCGGTCGGCGCGAATTTCAGCCGACGCGAACCCCTGCTTGGTCAGCGCCAGGGTGGTCGAATTGTGGCGCAGGGCCTTGAAGACGGGAGTGGCGGGCGTCGTCCCGAACGTGGTCTCCTGGACGTACGCCATACTGTGGCGTGAACCGACGGCAAGAATCGTCATGCTGGGTCTCCGAAGATCGTAATTAGGTTATCGCGGCCCGGCTCACCCAAGCAGCCCAGTAGATGGACAGAGAAAGGCGACACCACGTATCGACCTTGCGCTTCATCGAAGGGCTGCATGATCGTACCAGAACATCCTGACCGTTGTAAGTGAGGCGCCGCCCCGCGACGAAGTAGCTGTAAGCGATGTCTGCGTAGGCATCAAGGACGGCCGTGCTGCCCCCAAAGACCGTGTTGAGGTCGATCTGGAAAACACCGACGTGCTCGTCCTGGCCCAGCGCGCCCATCGAATCGACCTTGACGGGTGCGGGGAGAATCCACAAAGCGGCCCAGTCCGAGTTGTCTGCCGGCGGCACGAAGTCGGTATTCTCGTAGGATGTCTTGGTGGTCGTGTCGATGCCAATGGCTGCAGCGATATAGCCCTGCACCAAGGCGCCCGTGATGTTGGCGGACGGCGTGGCCATCAGGACAGCGCCTCGGCTACGTCGTCAACGATCTGCTGCCAGCGCGCCACGTTGATCCGGACCATACCCTCGGGTGCCTGTTTCGAGTAGCCATAGCTATTCGTGCCGAACTCCAGGCCGTAGGCGTACGGAAGGTTGTTGCTCAGGTATGTGACCATGCCTGCGCCGCCAACCTTCGTGGCCATGTCGGCCGTGCTGGCATCGACGTTGGCCTCTCTGACCGATGAGTCGACGGCGTGCTCTTTACTGCCGTGCTTGCCCACACGGTCCTTCCCCCCGCTGCCCTTCTTGCCCGGCTCGAAGGCCACGCGGACGCTGGTGTCTGGAGCATCGACGGAACATATCCAGTTGCTGATCGCCAGGCCCGTGTCGCACGGCGTCCCGGCGATGATCGCGCCGAACAACGCCCGCTCCGCCGACCGCACTACCGCGTCGGTGTTGACGGCAGCCGTGGCGGCGAACGCGGCGATGGAAGAGGCGAAGTTGCCCATCACTTCCTCAACTGGGCCATGTAAGCAACGGGCGTCCCGGCGGGATTGTAGGGAACGATCTTGATGATGCCGTAGAGGGAGCCGTCCAGCGCGATCTTGTCGGTCATCTGGAGCGCGGTCTGCGGGTCGACCATGATCAGCTTGTCGGTGATCTGGATGCTCCCGCCGAGCAGCGCTGCGTAGGCATTGTTGATCTGGATCTCGGCGACGTGGATCGGAATGGTGGTTGTGGAGCCGCCCGTCACGGTGCCGGTGATCGGACTGAGCGTTCCAGGCGTCGTGCGCGTCAGGTTCACCGTCATGCCAAACTCGTCGTCGCCCAGCAGTTCGACGGCGACGGCCGCCATGTCGTCGTAGAAGGGATTCGGAGTGCTCACGCGCGGATCAGCGCCGTGCCACGCAACACAAGCCCAGCGGAACTGAGAATGGAGTCTGCGAGAGGGTACCGCGGCATCGCAAACCCGGCTCCGGCCACGTAACTGATGTCCTTCTCGATCGGCCCGACCTTCTTGCGGCTGCTCTGCACTTGAGCGCCGGTCGCGTCGTAGGTCGGGTCGGGTGCCAGGCTGGCGACGAGCGCGCGCAGGGCGTACTCGGCGGTGGCGAACTTGACCTCCTGGGGAACACCGAAGACGATCAGGCGGCTGATGTCCAGCGCGCCGATGCGCGGCCAGTTGGTGGTCTGTGTGCGGGTCGGAACGATGCCCACGTATTGGAACCGGCGGTCGACGAAGTCGGTGGCCTTGACGATGGCCCACTGGATCTTCGTGTCGGTGTATTGGGAGCCGGTCGTGGGGTCGATGATACTGTTGCCGCGATCGGCGTGATAGCCGATGAAGGTCGGCTCGTCGATGTACGCGTTAGCGCACGGCGTGGCGCCCGTGTCGTCTTGGACAACGAACGCCATGACTCACTCCTTAGCAGCCGTCGTTGCCCGGTCCGCGCAGAACCTTCTGCGACAGGGCGTTGATCTGGCCCAGGGGCTTCTCGGCGGAGCGTGCGCGGGTCACGACGTTCTTGTTGCCGGCGGTGGCCGGGCGGTGCTCGACCGACTTGGCGTGCATCTTTGCGGCGGTCTGATTCAGCATGGCCATGTCATTCACCCTTCTTCTGGGCGGCCTTCGCCGCTTCACGATCATATCCGGGGAGTGCCGCCTGGACGTCGGCGCGGGTCACCCCGCTGGAACCGTAGAACTTCTCGATGGCGTTGAGCATCGGCTTGCCGGTGCCCGTCCAGTGCTCGTCCGTCGCCGGATCGAGTTCCTGGATCGCCTTGCGCAGCTTCTCGCTTACCGCGTACGTGGCGCCTTGACCGCTCCCACCATCGGGAGGACGCCCCGCGGACACGGGTGCTGCACCATCATTTGCTGTGACGACAACTGCTTGTGCGACGGGAGCTGCGTGAACACCGCCGTTCCCGTCCGCTTTCCGGTGACCGTGAGCCTGATCGACTGCATGCGCATCGCTGCTCTCCACTACGCCATGACAGCGCTGTAGGTAGGTGAGCAGGTAGCCCACCTCGTGAGGCTGGCCGCTCAAGACGGCGTGCCCGTGCTTGAACTGGACGCCCGCCAGGAGGGGACTCGTCCTGGCGAGCGCGCCTGTCAGCTTGACCCCGAGTTGCATCGGGGTTAATCCGGCATCTGGCTACCGGCGAACAGCACCGCAGGCGGCACGTAGCTGTCGGCGGCGAAGGTCGCGGTGAGCACGGCGCCAGCGATGCCGCCGCTGACGGTCGCGGTAACGATGTTCGACGGATTGTAGGGGACAGCGGTCGGCATCGTGACGGTCACGGCCAGGAGGTGGTCGCCGATGTCGTCGGCGATGGACGCCACGGTCAGGACGTTGGTCGAGGCGTTGTAGGCCGCATTGGCCATCGGGCCAGCGGCGTTCAGCGCGGTCGCCAGCGCGGCGCCGATCAGGTCGATGGTGTTCAGGGTGCTGGCAACGCCGGTCACACTGACGGCGGTGGTCAGCGCGCCGCCTGCGGTCTTGACGGTAACCGCGAACACCGCACCCGTGAAGTCGGGGACCGGGAGGGTGGCCGGGGTGACGGCGGTCCAGCTGCCGATCGGGTCGGAGCCGGTATACGCCTCGGCGATTGCCTGGGCCTCGCCGGTCGAGTTGGCGGCGACCAGCATCGTGTCGACGTTGTTGGTGAAAGTGCCACCGGACTTGGTCCGGTCGCGCAGGAGGAGATAGGGGACGTTGGCCATGACTTTTTGCTCCGCAGATTCGTTCGTGGAGAACCAGCTTCTCGGCGCTCAGCGGTGTTCGCTGAGCGCCGATCAGGCTTAGTTCGTGATGCCCGTCGCCATCGCCAGACCGCGCGCGGAGAACAGCGCCAGGCCGGAGTACCACTTGACGCGGGTGATGGTGTTGTCGCGGAACTCGGACTCGCCCACGTCGACCACCTGGATACCGGCGGCGTTCGCGGCGGTCAGGCCGGCGATGCCCATCGAACGGGAACCGTCGTCCAGGGTACCGGCGAAGATCGACGTGGTGCTGGTCGAAGAGCCGGTGGTCTGGTTGATCGGAATCCAGTCGTTGCGGAAGATGCCCGTGCCGCGGTAGGCCGGGACCGTCGCGCCGCTCGGAAGATCCATCGTCTCGCCGATCTGCGCGCCACCCTGCGCACGCAGCAACGCGTAGTAGCTGCGGATGGTGCGGGCGTTCATGGTGAAGTAGTCCACCTGGCCATCCTTGTCGGTCACCAGATCCATCAGGTTGTCGAGCAGCGTGAAGCTGAGCGAGTCACCGTTGCCGCCGACGGCCGGGACGATCTGGGTGCTGTCGCACAGCACGATCAAGCCGGGGAACTGGTTGCCCGTGCCCGTGCCGTTGATCAGGAGATTCTGGTACTGCCGTCCACAGGACTTCGCCTTGCTCGCGACCTGCACGGCGCGCTGATCGTTGCCGTCGCCGGAGCGGGTGGCCTGGATCAGGCCATTTACTTCCGCGTCCCCAATCAGGGTTGTCAGACTGGAGGTAACCTGCGTAAACGTCGCCGGCTGTTTGGCAGCGCCACCCTGAACCTGCGTGAGATCGTCGTCGATGCCTGAGACGATCACAGCACCGAGTACGTTTTCCCGGTTGTAGGCGAGAGCGTTACCGTCGATGGCGTCGAAGGGGAGAACGTCGAACAGCCTGTTGACGGTTATGACGTTCTCGATCACCCCACTGATCAACTCGTTCTGCGCAAGCTTGGCAGATTCCAGCAAAGTAACTGAAGCCATTTGAGTCTCCAAAGAGGATTGTTTACTGGTAGACGGCGGCGCATTCACTGTGCGGCCTATCGCCTCCAAGAAATCGCTTCTTTGGAGTAACTGATGGGAATCCTAGCCCACTACTGCCCCGTCCACAAGGGCCTTCGATGCGGATTGTTGGGCCAGCACCCTTTCAAAGTGAGCAACGGCTTTTCTTGCGCCTTCGAGGTTATCGCCTAAGTAGGCGATTCCTGTGTTGCATCGGCGACATACCCAACCTCTAAACGCGCCTGTCTCATGACAATGATCAAGGTGCAATCGAATCTTGCGTGGGATGAAACCACAACACTCGCAGGCATCGGGAACAGGCCGAGTCGGTTCTGGAAGCCCCCGCTTTCTTCTTGCGTAAATCAAGTAATCTGGATTAGCGGCTCGGCGGTCTCGGTCTTCAATGATGCGTCGTCCGTGATATTGCACACTCGTGAACATCTTCACACGCGACGCTCTTTTGGAATGTTTACCCTTTTCTGTTTTTGCCCAGGCTAATATGCCGATAGACGAACATTTCAGACAATGGCCGTCCCTCGTACTTCTGGGCGTTACGTGCCCACGATTGCAGGGGCGTTCGGGTATAAAACTAACCTGCTCAAGGCGCCTTGCTTCAGCTCTGGCTGGAGAATCCCGTATCCAGCAACAGTCTCCGCTTCGACCCTTCTTCTTTTTGGGTTTTACTTCTATCCCTAAATCTGCTTCAATCCCATCAGCCATCGTCGATTCCCCAGAAATCCTCGTAGGTAAGAAGCCCGGATCGCTCGCCAGCGGTCTGGGCTTCGTCAAGTCTACGTCAAAAAGACAATAAAATCTACCCGCCAACCCCCAACGCCACCTGAATCTGCTGCCACCGCGCCACCCGATCTTGCAGCCCGTTGATCTCGCTCTCCGGCGCATCCGCACGCCCGCAATTGATCTTCGCTGAAACCTGCACAAACGCCTCCATCGTCCCCGGCTCCGCCAACGCCGCAAGTCCGTTCACCGACCAGTACCAGCAAGCCGACACCGCGGCATCGGGCGTCTGCGCCAGCAGGTCTGGATTGACGATCAGCGTGTCGTCTCCGTGCAGAATCTTCGAGCACGCCGTGTAGTTATCCCGTCCGGTCAGCTGCAGCAGCGCGCGTCCACGGAAACTCCACCCGTCGCCCGATGCCTCTGGGCCGTTGCCCAGTCGGTTCGCGTAGATTCGATTGGCGATCCGCTCCGGTTGCCGCGCATAGCTGTTCGCCTCATCGGCGCTCGCAAAATGACTCTCGAACAAGGACCACAGCGCGGCCCCGCTGTAGTTCAGGTTTTCCACCACGTGCAAGAAACCCCCACTCTCGTGCGAAAGCTGGGCCAGGAACATCGCCTGCTCATGCACGTCGATAATGTTGAATTGGGCGCATCCAGCCAGCAGCGCATCGGCATACGGACCTGCGCCGATCTGCACCAGCATATCTCTGTCCATGAGCTAAACCTCTCTGTCTTCCGACGGCATCCCGTCGATCATGAAACGAACCATCTCCTCAGCCTGCCCCGCGTCGAATAGATTCGTCCCACTGGGCGTAGCGTCCACCGACGGATGGTAGTTCGGACGCGTGAAGCTGATCCCCGCATCCGGCCGGAAATCCTTGGGCAGTCTCCAGCCCAGGAAGCGATCCACCATGTACTTGACTTGCTCTTCGGTCATCGGTATCTCCTACAAACAAGAACGGGCGTCGACTAGGACGCCCGTTCGATAATACTCGCCCAGCAAACTACCTGCGCGAAGCCTGCCCCTTCGTCAACCCCGCCGCAATCTTCTGCATCGGCGTCATGTCCGACACCTTCACCTGCGTACGAACCTGCTGACGTGAGCCGTTCGCATCCGCCCCGCCGCCCCCGTTCTGGTGCTCCGAGTCGAACGCCCGCGAGTACTTGTCGTCCGCCTTCATCGACGCGACCAGTTCCTTGATCGTCATCGGGTTGCCGGTGGTCCCGGAGTAGCGCACGTCGCCCGCCGCATCGACCACCTGCACCACGAACTTGCCGTCCACCTCGGTCACCTTCACCGACTTGGAGATCAGCGGCATCAGCAGTTCGGGCGTGCCCTTCATCTCGGTGACGGCCGTCAGCGCGGCGTTGTCCACCAGCATCCCGTACAGTTGGTTCTGCAGCGCGGTGCTGCGCAACTTGTGCTTGTCGATCTCGCCCGTGAACTGCTTGGCTAGATCCTGCTTGATCTTGCCGGTGTCGACCTTGCCGGCCGCCTTGAGCTGCTCCTGCAGTTCCCCGTTCATCTCATTGAAGCGCGACAGGATCGTCTCCGGCGAGTCGCCGTACTCGGCCAGCGGCGCCAGATCGATGGTCTTGCTCTTGTTCGCCTTCGCCTCGGCGCGAGCGGCCTTCAGTGCCTTGTTGAAGCCGCTGATCGCCTCAACTGCACCCTTGACCTTCGGGTCGGCGACGTCGATACCGATCTTGCCGTCCTGGGCGGTGACGTAGAGGGGACGAAACTGCTCGGGAACCTTGGCTAGGTCGGTGACGGGAACATCGAAATCGAAATCCATGTGCGTAAACCTCTCTTGGTGGTGAAGAATCGCTCTTCATCGTGCGGGGATCACCCCACGCAATGAACGGTATTGGGCCACTTATAGCGGATTCAGTGGGATCGGGGTAGGGCCTGGGTCGGTCGGAGCCGGCGGCGGCGCGACGAATACGGGCTCCGAGGTCAGCTCCTTCACGTCGGCGTCCAGGTTGTAGCTGTCCGGCAGCACGCCGCGCTCCCACAGCCCACGGGTGAACGTCTTACGCGAGATCTCGCGCGCCGCGCGCGCCGCCTGGAGCGCCGAGATCGCGATCGGATCGTTGTCGGTGGTGATGAAGTCCGTGTTCATCTCCACCGTGCCGCCCGTGCTGTTGATCTTCAGCCAGTCGCAGGTCACCGCCAGCGCGCGCTCGACCGCGTCGACGAATGCGATGGTCCAGACCTGCAGCGCGGACATCGCCTCGGCGCTGTCGAGCGCGCGGGCGGCGGCCGTGTAGCGGCCCGGCTGCTTCTTCAGGAACTGGGCGCCGTAGCCCGCCATCTGGGCCTCCAGCGCCGCGATCTGCTTCATGCCCTCGTTGATCGCGTTGCCCGTCGTCTCGACGTAGTAGTACTTGCCGGCCGGGTCGGTGGTGAAAAGCGCCTGCCGCGGCCCGATCTTCACGTTCTGCTGCGCGTCGTCCGGGATGCCGCTGCCGGCGAGCATCGGGAAGCGCGACACCGTCAGGATGTTGTTCTGGTCGCTGGTCGACTGCCAGTGAGCGATATTGAGGTAGGCGAGGTCCAGCAGCGGCGGCTTGGCGAGACCCACGTCCTCGCGGTTCGGGTAGTAGGTGACGAACGGGATGTAGTCCAGCTCGGTGTCCCACTCCTCGTCGATCTTCCACACCACCTTTCCCTTCACCTCGTACCGCTTGTACATCGCGACGTGGCCCGGCGTCAGGACGCGGATGAATATCTCCGGCACCTCCATGAAACCGTCGACCGTGACGGTGCGCTCGACGATGCGGACCTGGTCCAGCTTCTCCTCGCCGTTGGTCATCGTCGCGTGCATGAAGATGACGTTCTCGGGCGCGACGTGGACCCAGTAGGGCCGCATGTTCTCGATCTTGTCGTCCTTCAGCGTGCGCTTCTTGCCGGGAGGCTTCGGCGCGGCGCGCGGCATGTCGATCAGGACGTGGGCGAACCCCTTGCCCACTCCGTTGCGCATCCAGTCGCGGCAGAACACGCCGATGTCGGTGCCGTTCAGGTCGATGTTCTCGGCCAGCCCCGGCTTGCTGGGGTCAGGCATCCCGGTCTTGGGGTCGGTGACGCCGCGGATCTCCGGCGGCACGTCGTCGTCGAGCTTCAGCGGCTCCTCGAACGGCTTGCCGATCAGGTTGTCCAGCGTGATCTCGGTGATGTTGAGCAGGTAGGACGTCTTCAGCCTGTTCTGGTAGTTGTCCTGCGCCTCCTCCGTGTGCTTCGGCAGGAACGACTCGCCGTGCTCGCGCATCGTCTCCGTGCCGCCCAGGATCGCGTTCATCACGAACCACCGCGGCGACATCTTGTCGTAGGCGGCGCTGGTGACCGACGGGTCGGTGGGTGACGGCTTGCTGGTCGAGAGGACGGACATGGTTATCGGAGTCTATGTTAAAAGGAGCGTCGGGATAAGACCGTGGGCTTGTGTTTTTGGTGATAACGTGTCTCGTCCAAAATATGATCCTCGGACTCCGTATCGATGTCATCCGGGTCTTTATCGCTGCGAGAAGCCGATGGTACCAGTTCGATGAACTGCGGGCAGCAGTCGAACACGAAGAATCCGGGCTTCTCGCGCGGTCCCCCCTCGACCGGCGGCAGCGCGTTCTTGAAGTCCTGTCGCATCTTCTCCCATCCCAGCTTGCGCGACCCGGGCCGCTTGTCCGCGCGCTCCCAGCGAATCTTCTCCTTGGCCATGTCGTCCGAGATGCAGACGCCGTTCTCCTTGTCGAAGATCGACGAGTCGGCAGGTCCAGGGAGAACGCGGCTCCTGATGCCCCAGTCGTCCTCGCGGTCGCGGATGCCCTTGGCCACCTCGCCTGCCGTCATCTTCAGACCCACGTTGCGCTCGCCGTTCCAGCCGTACCACTCGGCGATGCGGTAGGTGTCGCCCGGTACCGATCCGTACTTTATCCCCTTGTAGACGATGGGCTCGCCGTTGCTCTGCACGTACCAGCCCACGGAGAACGGCTTGCTGCTGCCCCAGTCGAACGCGCGGTCCATGCGCCAGGCGCGCGGAATCTTGCCGTAGGGAATACTCGGCACGCAGTGCACATCCTCGCGCCAGATGTCGTCGAACATGCCGCCGGAGGTGATGTCCCACGAGCCGTCAACCCACGCCGCCAGCTCGGCGGGGTTGCGCGCCGCCATCTTGATCTTGTCGATGTAGCCGGGATCGGCGTCGAGCAGAATGCGGTTCTCCTTCAGCAGCGCGTTCAGCGCGACGCGTTCAGGCTCCAGCTTGCCGTCCTTGCCCACCGCGTCGCGGATCACCTTGCCGAACATCCGCGGGATGCGGAACCGCGCCTTCACGTTGTTGTGGTTCGGGCCGTAGGGGTTCGTCGTCGCGCGGTACATGCGCGGAATCGACTTGATGGGAGAACGACAACAGGACATCATCAGCAGGTAGAGCTTCAGGTTGTTCCAGTTGCACAGCTCCTCCCAGCCGATGAAGGGATAGGCGTGGCCGTGGTAGGACGCGTAGTCCGACTCCTTGTTCATGTGCCGGAACAGCAGCTCCTCGCCCCCAGGAAAGGACCACTTGTGCTCGGTGATGTTGTACACCGCCTGCGGGAATATCTCCTTGAACAGGATCTTCGACTTGGTGATGACGTCGGACAACTGCGGGTAGGTCTGACGGAAGATGACTCCGCGCCACTCCGCGCCGTAGCCTTTTCCGACGTGCTGGAGGTAAGAAACAAGCAGCGCGATCGTCTTGCCGGGGCCGCGATTTCCTGTCAGCAGGCACTCGAAGACCGGGCACGAAAGATAGTGCGTCTGCGTGCCGGGCAGCGGTGCCCAGGCCGCCTGCTTGATCTTGCCGTTCTTCTTGTAGTACGGACGAAGCTGCCCCTCAACGTCCCTCGCCCAGAAGAAGCTGTCGTCCAGCGGCGCAACAGGCATACGCTACTTCGTCTCCATCAAGAACCCCGCCGCGCCCGTCAGCACCCCGGCCGCGATCATGTCGCGATAGTCGCGCGAAAGGTCGGTCAGGCCAAGGACCGTCGTGCCGATCTGGCGCGAAGACGACTGGAACGAGACGAAAATGCCAAGATCGGGCAGTTCCGCCGTCTCTCCCGCATCAATCCAGTCCGCGATCTCGCGCAGTCGCACGGCGATGGGGCTCTTGCCCCCTTCCCGCTGCTCGTCGGTTAGCGGCGCACGCGAGCCAAGGGATACGACGCGATCGGTCATCAGCAGACCGTGGTAGGAAGTAGATCAGGACCGCCGCGCAGAACATCAGCCCGATAGGGTTCAGGAAAGAGCGGAGGCATCAACGCAGGTTGCCGCATCGGCGCCGGATGGTCGAACACATACTGCAAATGCTGCCGGATCATCGCCCATTGCGCCTCGGTGGGCGGCGCAACATCGCCATCGGGCTTCAACTCGCAGAACCCCTGCAGCCAGTAGCAGAATTCCTGCGCGTTCACTTGATCAGCCTCACCGATTGTGTTTCGTGTCCCTTCCGCCACGCCGCCTGCACCTCGGCGTCGCTCAGCGCCAGGTATTCCCGGTACTTGCCCCACAGCACATGCTGTGGCAACGTCGTCCGGTCGGCCAGGAAGCAGATGAAGCTGTCGATCTCGCCGCGGTCCTCGGGGGACAGGCGGCGCGCATGGAGGCTCATTTGCCGTTCAGCACTTTGTTCGCCTTGGCGCGGATCTTCGCGGCGGCCTCGTGGGACAGGTTGCCCTTGAGTTCCTGCTGCGTGGCGCGGGCTTTTGCGGCAATGGCGTGATTTCGATCCTGAACCGGGTAACTGCGATTCGCGCCTGCGAAATCCGACTTGGGCAGTGCGTTGCGCTTCTTCGTGGTCAACGTCGCCATACTGTTCTCCTACCGCTTCCGTGAGCCGCCGACCGTCACCTTGCCGCCCTTACCCGCAGGCAGCAGCGTACCGATCGGCTTGAGGTTCTTCTGCTGGTTGGGCATCGGACGGTTGCCGAAGTTCGGCATGGCGTGGGTCTTGGTGGTGGTTTTCATGGCACGTCCTGATGATGTAAAAGCGACGCTGCGTCCATGATTTTTCTAAAAATCATGGACGCAGCGTGGGTTACTTCTTCTTGCTCTGCTTCGCCATCAGTTTCGCGCGGCCCTTCGCAAGGCCGGCCTTCTGGGCAGCGTTCATTTTCTTCGCCATGACTTCAATCTCCAAGTGGTATTTGCTGCAGGAACCTTGACTTTACTACCGAAGTTGTCGAAACGCTAGGCAAAACGCCTACTGGAGACATACGTAGTCGAACGTCGCCCCGGCGAGTCCCGTCTGCGATACGACGAGCGCCGTCGTGCTCTCGGTGTACGACAGCGCGTTGACCAGGGACATCGCCTGCTCGGTGACGTTGCAGTGCGGAGCTGTCGCATACGCCGTACCGAAGGTGACGGTGCAGCTGGTGGCACCCGTCCCCGCGGTGATCGTCCCTGCGTGATCGCTCTGCGTGCCAGTGGTCGTCGGCGAGCTGCCGCAGGACGATACAACGGGGGTAGAAGTGGGTGTGACGATGTGCTTCGATACCGCATTCGCCTCAACGATCTGCAGGCGCGTGGTCGAGGGGTTCGCGTAGAACAATGAGCCGTCGTACTCGACGCCGCCGGCCACCGCCGTGGTGTTCAGCGTGCCGCTGGTCATCTTGATCGGCGTGATCGTCGTGCTGCCTGTGGCGAAGGTCGTCGGCGCATTGATATTTAGCACGTCCAGCGTGTTGCCTATGGTCACCGTCCCCGTCGAGGTGCCTGTGTTCAGGCTGGTGTTGAAGTTGCTGCTGGAATTGAACGAGGCGACGCCTCCTGTTATCGTCTCGCCCAGGGAACCCACGACCTGTCCGGTCGCCGTGACGGTGCCGGAGTAGCTGACCTTGAATCGACTAGCGCCGTCCGCTTCCAGGTTCAACAGGTCACCGCTGGTGTGTGCGTTGACGCCCAGGTAGGTGCCCGACGACCCCCATGTGGCTGAAGCCGTGG